ACCTTCTAACCAACGAAAGCGAGTTACATTTTTAAGATTAGTTATTGGCTGATATTGTGTAACATACAGATCGTTTGTTGAGCCAGAAGTATAAAGATAGCTAGCTGTTTGATTAGTTGGTAGCACTTCTGCTCCAACTGGCAACATTTGAATATATTTACCAACAGTTAAGCCACCACTAACATATAAATCATTTTCTACTTTGAAGTTAGAAGCAGTAAAAGAGGTGAATTGTGCCGTAGTTCCAGAAACTTGTGAGCCATATAGTGAACCAGTAAGTGTAATTAAAGAACCACTTATATTGACTACATTATTTGGACTTATATTTAAATTCTTGTTATATGCCACAATTCACCTCTTTTACTAACTTATTTAACAATTTGCTATCAGACTATAAACCAGTTTGAAGTGCCATCAGCAACCAAAGTAATTGATTGAAAAGGGCCATTTAATTGGAAGTTAGCTGCACTGTCGATTGTGCCTGATACTGTTACTGTGAAAACAGATGCGTCGACTTTTTTAACAACCAATTGACGACCTTTTGTGGTAGGATTTACTAATGTAACTGTAACTGCTCCACCTGAAGCATCAGCAAAAACTACATGATCCTGGGTAACACTGTCGATTGTATGAGCACTTGTTACTGTTCTGGCTTGCACAACAAAGGTGCCACCAGCCAATAAGCCAACACTAGCTGTTAAGTTACTTGAACTAACATTCGTTAAGCCAGTAAGAGAAGCACTAAGTGATACGATTGGTGTAGTGGAGCCACTTACGACGCCAATATTATCTCCAGCACTAACACTGGTTACTGTGCCGCCGCTTCCTGTTGCAGTAATTGTAATACTGCCAGAGCCATTTTGAATAGTAACACCAGAACCTGGCGTTAAAGTATTAAGAACAAAAGATGAACCACTACCAATTAATAATTGACCGTTGGTTGGTGTTGCTGTTTGGCCAGTGCCACCTTGTGAAATAGCAACAGTGCCACTTAAATTTGCTGCTGGTAGGTTTGTTAAGCCAGCACCACTACCTGTAAATATAGATGCGCTTACTGAGCCCGTTACATTAAGATTACCCGAGATCGTTGAACTACCAGAAACATCTAATCCTGGAAATACTCTTACTCTGTCGATACTAGAAACATATCTTACATAAGCCGCATCTGCGTTTGCTAGACTTGCTGTTCCATAGATAAGAATATTGCCACTGAATTCGGCATTACTTGCACTTAGTGTAGTAAATTTACCAACAGAAGCACTCACCGTGTTTGAGGCAGTCACATTGGTAACGTCTAGTGATTGTGATAGTGCGATAGTTATTGCACCAGAAGTTGCGCTTGCAGAAAGATTACTAGTAGGACCAAGATTTAAAGAAGTTACAACACCGGTTAAACCGGCACCAGAACCAGTAAAGGATGATGCACTTAAAGCGCCGGTAACAAAGACAGAACCGGTAAATTGGTGATTATCAAGGGGGTCATCGCCAAATTTGGTGGAACCACTTTGGTAAATTACGGAAGCCGTGGTGATCAGTGTGTGGAATTCGTTTGCTGTTAATCTACCAGCAACAAAAACATCACCAGAAGCACTAACTGTTCCGGTTAAAATTATCTGTGAAGAACTTACTGTGACGCTAGCGCCAGAACCTGTCAATTGAACCGATGAACCACTTACTTGAACTTGGTTCCCAGCCAATACTTTAACATTCGATATATTTGCCATTTTTTAAACTCCTTTTTTTAGAATACAAACCAGTTAGTGCCATCAATAATTAAAGTGATTGACTGATAAGGACCATTTAATTCATAAACGGCGGCACCGTTAATCAGATCAGGTGAACTACCGGAAACAAATATGGTACCGGTTAAAGAATCAGCTTTTATGATAAAATAGTCTCTAGAATCGGCTGTAGCAGCACTTGGAAGTGTAATAGAAACTGATGAGGAAATAGAATTATTTGCGAACACCGCTCTTTGTGTTGAAGTTAGAGTCACAGAAGAACTAACAATCAACTTAGGTAAAACATCAGAAGAGGTTGGAAGACCTAAATAACTTGAAGCTGATATGGTACCAGAAACAAATAAACCAGGATATGCAACTAGTTTATCTATGGAACTAGAATATACTATATAAGCTGCAGATGGATTTGAAGATAAACTAGCAGTTCCATAGATAAGAACACTACCGCTGAATTCTGCTGTGCTTGCACTTATTGTTGTAAACTTTGCAAGACTTCCTGTAACGCTGGATGCAGTTAGATTGTTGACAGTTAATGTATTAAAGGTAGAACCAGTTACAAAATTTAATACTTGTTGGGCACTAGCTTTTTGTGTTGTAAGGCTTCCACTATCAACAATAGGGAATATATCATCAGAGGTTACAGACGATGCGGACGGTAATTGAGATATCTTCAAATTTGCCATTGTAATTCCTTCTATATATAGTTTAGCTATCTCTAATCAGTAAATTCTTTCTAGCAATCTTCAATTATCAATGAATTACCGTCTTCTGTTAAAATTAGATCACTGTTTTCTTGTAATATAAAGCAATCGCCAAGCACTATTTCTTGTGGTATTTTTAAAAAATCAAATAATACGGCATTTCCTTCGTTAGTAGTGTCGTTATTATACGAAACAGAACCAGAATTTGCAAAAAACCTTACCTTGGGATAAGTTTTAATTGCATTATAAATTATGTCTCCTGTTCCAAACTTCTTCATTATTTTTTATACCTCTAATAAATACAAGCAAAATCGATTTTTTCTGACTTGTAAGTCATGAGGTCTAAAAATCGCATTTAATTTTAAAAGTAATGCTATCTATCTCTCGTTTTCTAACGGGTGTTGCTAATTTTGCAATACCAATTAAGTTTTTCATCTCGTCATAAATACCTATCTTTGAAATAAAAGTTGTTTTCTCGAAAGGAGGATCAACTTCGTCGTAGTTAACGTTAACAATATTTTTTATTATAGCGTTATCGTTTTCTAGAAAAGTATAGGATCCAGTTGATTTTATATCTGGCTGTCCATATTCAATAAAAGTAGGATTGTTTGAATGATTAAACTCACCCTTTTCAGCGTGGGCAAATACAGTAATTGTTGGAATTTCTTCTGTGCCTTCAAAATAAAAGTCAAAACTTGAAGAAGGAACAATGCCATCACCTTCTGAACCGGTTGTTAAAAAATAATACCATTTAGGTGCATATTGTGTCAGAGGATCAAAAACATTGAAGGTATCAGTATAACTATTGTTTATATCCCAAGAACCAGTTAAAAGAACAAAGCCTTCTGAATATAACACTACACCGGCTGTTGAACCGCTGTTGGGTCCAAAAGTTTCAACCATTTCGCCATTTCTTTTTGAATCTTGTAAGTGCCCTATTAAAGTGCCAGTGACATACCATTTGCAATTCAACGAACCTTTACGGATTGTCTTGCCATAGAAAATAGATGGTATACTTATAAGTCTTAGGATTTGTGTTTTTTTATCTCCCAAAGAGCTACTAAAAGCATAATGGGGACTTCTGTGTTTGTAATATTCTAAGGTATTTTTAAGAGTTAGTATATGCTTCTTGGGATAAGAAGGCACTGGTTCGCCAGCTAAATATAAGTCACTTGAGATAGAAGCTGTTAGTGGATAGTTTGAACCGGTGATTATATCACCGTATAAAAAATCGCCATTAAAAGAATCAGTATCTACTGTTTTAAAAGAAGATAGGCTTCCGTCTTTAGTAACAAAAGGATAAACACTTGAAGTTAACATAGGCTTCCTTTGGTCAATATATTAAAATATAGTAAAATCAGAAGTCTAAACGGCAGCGTAAAATCATCTCATTTGTTGGATCTTTTTTAAGTGGTTCACTTAGCTTGGCAACAGCCAAAAGCTCGTTAGCAGACGAATAAAGCCCAATGGTGGTGACATAACTTATAGGTGAGTCTAATGATGTTTCTTTTACTCTTATCTGGCTTTCAGATAGGTAAGTAGGATTTGCACTATAGTTAAATTCGTTGTGATTTAATCTGCAGAAATATATTGTTGAGTTTAATTCAGTTGTGTTGTTAAAAGAACAATTAACCCAACGTTGTCTGAGTGAGTCACAAACATCTTGTATTGAAGAAGTTTGCAAAGCTGGACCTATATTGTTTGAGCCACTGAAAGTAGCTGCACTAAACACAGAAGCAGATATAACTGCGATACCAGCCTGATAGAAGATTAAACCTGCACCAGAACCGGTTGTAATATTTACAGAACTTGTATACAATACACCATATTCACCAGCTGGTGAGTTAACTCTATAATCGTTTTGCGCAAAGTGATCAGCTAGTAACACAGTGTTTGCGTTTGGCGTGCCAGAAGAACCGGTTCCAACAGTAAATTGAAAAGAGCCTTTTTTGATTTCGTCTTTTGCTAGAAGTCTTGAAAAGTTAACAAAGACAACTTCATTCATCTTTGTTCCGCCAAGAATTAAATTGCCGTCCTGATCAAAACGTAATATACTGCCAGTAATATCGTGACCAACTAATAGTTGAGCCATTTGATTATAGGTTTGTATTTTCTTTGATAGGTCTGTAACGCCAGAAGCAGAAAGAACAGAATCTGGCGCTAGTCCAACCGTTAAATCAAAAATATGATTTGCTGATGAACTTAAAACAGGATAATCATAAACACTTTGAAATCTGCCGTGTGAGTAATTCTTGATGTTCGAAACACCGTATGTTCCGGAAACTATTGAACCAGTTATAGGAATAGCTTCGTGAAGCAATGTTCTAGTCGAAATTACGTCATCGCTGGTTAAATTTTTGTATATTGTAGCCATTATTTAATTATCCTCTTTATGGTGTTATTTTCTTGATGTATCTGATTGGTATATCGATTCTATATCCGGTCGTTGCACCAGTAACTCTTAAATTTGTATCAATAACATTATAGCTACCAGATACAAATCCCAACTCTTCAAAAAGATAAGTGCTTGTTTGTAATTCCAAACTAGCTGCTAGTTTAAGATTCAATCTTGTTCCTCTTGGCCCACGTATTGAAGAGAGTCCTGAAGCCGATCCTTGTGACGTGGCAGTAGCAGACGGTATTGCAATAAGTTCGGTTGGGTTTCTTTGAATTGATAAAAGATATGTTGCCATTTGATCGTCATCAATATAAGAGCGATCTAATTCAGTTAATGCTTGACCATAAAGAGCGCCAAGTCTGTTATCCATTTCGACCATATAACTAGTTTCTTGCAGATCTGTCGGTAAAGCCTGAGTTGGACTGATTTTAGGAGTGTCCAGTCCTTGATCCAAAACTATATTATTTTTACTTGTAGGATCTTTATCTGATGTGAAAAATATGCCAGCAACCACAGAGTCGTTGATTTTAAAATCATTTTCTGTAGCTGCATCCGCTGCAACTGCAAAATATTTCTGATTATTAAAGCTTCCGTTTCCTGATGGACCTTCAAATAATTTTATTACTGGCAGGAAAAGTAAATCAGTTTGGGAAATAGTCAATAAGTGCGATTTAAGTGCAGAAGAATTATCAGTTAAAGCTTCAAGAATAGGAGTTTGAAGTATATTGAGATCATAATAAGCACTACCGCTAGCATTATCTTTATCATACAGCGAATAATCAATCTCATCGTCACCAAGAGCAAATTTGGCTATTTTAAAAGAACCATCTCCTTTTGCCAAACGATAGCGACCTGTGTCAGTCATGACTGCGTCAAGAATTATATCGCCGCTGTTATCTAAAAATGCCATTATATATCTCCTTTAATCTCTTATAAATATACTGTTTATTTTCTTTTTACTTGCAATTGGCATCATTAGTTAGAATTTTGTGGATAAATTTAAAATCAACTTCAACTGTCTTGCCAGTATTCTTAGAGCGAATTTTTAATCGATAGTTTTTGTTCCAAAGTCTTTGCTCTGAAAGTCCCAGAACTATGTTGTCCTTAGCCAAGTCTGCTGTGTCTTTTATATTACCTTCGGCTGTAAAAAAGCCAGTCTCTTGCTCGTTGATTAAAGCTTGTATGGCATTTGGTGAAATATATAAAAATCTTTTAGCTTCTTTTGTATTTTTGACACCATCTTGTTTTAACAGATCTACAATTTTAATTATAGGGTAAATGGTGCCATCTTGGTTTACCATATTTATATTATAGATTGGTGAAGGATTCGAAATATTACCGTGTACGTCGACTGATCTAAAAATATAATAATATTCCTGATTTGCCTCGATAGTATCCGTATATGATGAATGGTTGGCTTTTAAGGAATCACAGGCACCAAAATTAACGTCTTTATAAATTTGTGTTGTAGTGGACGCAGTGACAAAGCTATCTTTGAAATCTGTATATTGTTTTGGATGTTCTTTAATTCTAAAAATTTGAAAATAATCAATTCTGTCATCACCATCAAACATCATCTCGTCTTCAAAATTTTCTAACTTTTGTGAGGCTACATTTTTTTGATATACCTGTATATCTTCCGATTGTATAATAATCGGGCTTGATTTGAATTCACTTATTGAACTGTTCAATCTAATAAGTATTTTATCGTCAATTCCTATCATGCCATCAATTTCTACTTCTGGTGGTGGTGGTGGATTATCATATACCGTAATAACATCAGAAAATATTTCTTTTTTGAAAATTATAGGGTAATATACAAATGCTTGGATATTGTTTTTCGCTGCCCATTTTAAAACGATCTCTAAGCACAGTCTATAAACAGATGGACTGAGAGTGGCGAAAGAAGGATCATTTTTAATACGCTGCAGAAAATCTGTGGCACCAATTGCAGTTAGCTGTTCATTTAACTGACTAAGTAATTGCGTTAAATTACTGAGTGCTATTTTATTGGACCAAGAAGATAAATCAAAATTCAATTTCTGTCCAAACGCGATTTCGACAGTATTCATAGTATAATTGTATTCTTTACCAAATTTAATTTGAGCATCGAATAGGTTAATAGCAGTTTGTTCGTTTAAATTCGGTATATAAAAAGATTGTAGTCTTTGATTACTGGCGGATTTATTGAGTTCATACATCAATATCTCTGAATAAAGAGGTGATGGTTTATTATTTGGCTGTCCTTTGAGGGCAGGAAATCTTGATAAAAACTGTTCTATGGTTTGTTTTTTTAAGTCCATTAACTGTCGTAATTTCTTTAAGAATATCATTTTACGAATTGCTTGTGATAAAGAACTACTTTGGCTTTGTGTTTGTTGAGCCTGTATATCAGAATGTATATCACCTAAAGAAGTAATAGAAGATTGGCGATTTAAAGAATCAATAAACTCGTTTATGTTTGCAAACCTTCGTCCGTTAACTGTTTGTTGAGCGGATTCTTCATTGATTATTATTTGATCCTGGTTGATCGACAAACTCTGCAACAAGAATTGCATTTGTATGGCACTCAAGCTGGTTTCAAAATTTTGTATTATGGATTTGCAAAAACCGTCTAGAAAGTCTGTATCTTCTAAAATAGCAGTAATTGCACTCAAGCCGATTTTTTTAAAATTAATCTTGTTTGTAAAAGGCATTAGATAGCGGTTTTGATTAATTTCTTCCAGTCTTTTTACACCTTGTTTCGTATAATAAACGCGACTTTGCATATTCGCCAGTGGAACGAATAGAGTGTCTGGCAATGGAGATTTAATTTGTTTATTATATAGCTTTGCAAATTCGTCAAAATATTCATATTGAGCCGATCCATCAGATGGATCAATATCCAGATTGCCAGATATTGTTATTATAGGTTCATAAATTGTTTTTCTATTAGCTTCATCACCAACAATATACAAACTTGGTAAAGCTGCCTCAAGCACTTGAGCGCTATTTTTGGATATATCTTCAAAATAGTCTGTGTAAAAATTATAGTTTGCACTGAGTTTATAAGTGGCGGAATTAACGTAACTTAATTCAGATACTAAAGTTTCTTCCGTAGGTATTTCAATTTTTACAGTTTCAGAGCCTGTGCCAAAAAAAGGTAAAGAAGCAGTCAATAAAGCGGAAATGATATCAAGATATTGCTGTGTCAAGCTAATCGGTGGAGGAATAGTCTGCTGACCAATATTAGGATTATCTACAGTTCCACCCGAATTATTAGCAGCTGCTTGTGTAGTAATAGCATTTTCTACTAATCTATCTCTTGCATCTAAGAAGTCTCGTACCCCACCAGTAAATTCAATACCGCCAGCTTGACCACTGGCTTGTTGCTGCGCTTCTTGCGCCATTTGGTCTGCTGTGCGTCGGTCCCTTTCATTAGCCATTTTTAAATCCTATCGTAATATATGTTGAAGATATGTTTCTTGTATAAATAGCGGTATTTGCAGTATTATTGAAATCTAACAAATTGAGTATCGAAATAAACACCGTGTGGTGATAGATAAGTATACTTTGTTATAGCATATGAGTCTGCTGGGTTGGCACGACGTCCGTCTATATCAAAGGCTACATCTGGCTGCGTCTGTCCACTGAAGAAATCGGCTAATTCTTTTTCACATCTTCTTTCAAAAGATACAGCGCTTATATCTGTAGCTGAGTCTAAAATCGCACCACGATTGTTTATTGCAGCAGCATTTATAAAAAAGTGTTCATTTGAACATTTTTCTCTTAGAGCTTTATTGAAACTGTATTTAATATCAGAATTTTCATAATCTTTAATGGAACAGAAAAATCTTTTATTGGTGTTTGTTGGCTGTAGTAAAAGTTCTATTCCATCCAGCACTTCCCAGATTGGTTGTTGTAGACTAAAAGTTTTATTTATATTATCATAGGCAAAGCCGTTAAGAACTTTTATTTGTTTTAACATCTCATACTTAAAACGAATTTTGGCATCGTCAATTAGTGTATCGGGAGATTCTATCTTTAATTTGATTAAAGACTTTATTTGATTTGGAAAGCTGTTTATCAATCGGCTATTAATTTCTGTGTCCTTAAATAAATTAGTAATATATCTGTCACTACCATTAGGCACCGCAGTTGTTGCTACATTTGGCTGAATTCTGTCTAACAGATTTTCGTTGTTAGAGGTATCGATAATTAATTCTAAATTTTGTGGAGACAGTCTGACTGTTGGTCCAAGCAATGTCAACAAAGTATTATTCAAGACTTGCTTATCGGTATCCTGCATTATATCTGCAGGATCTTGTCTTGTTATTTGATTGATAAAACCTTGTGGTGTTGCGAAATATGATGTTTGACCAGATTGTCTTGCGCTTGTTGATGGTTGCACATCTATCTGCCTTTGGATATACAAGCTCGATAAATCATAAAACATATTTTGTAGATCTTTAAAAACAGAAGCATTTAGATCAGCCGAATTTCTGCCTGCTGACAAATTGCTTGTAGCTTGTATTTTTTTAAAAAGCAAATCTGTTTTAATAGCTTCAAAAGAAAAAGCAGTTCTATTGTTAGTTGTATCGGATCTACTTGAGTCTAAATATTCATACAGATAATCTTTGTCCAAAGTTATCGTGTTATTAAACACTTTTTTTATTACCACCGTTTTAGAAGTAGATTGCACTTTCTCTATTGTTTGTGAACCTTCACCCTTTTCGTTTAAACTATTATTAATAAAAGGAGTTGAAGATATATTCTTGGTAAGCTGCTCTATTAGTGCATCATATAATCTAACGACGCTATTAATTAATTCCGGAGTTGTTAGTTGGGGTCTTAACCACTGTTCAAAGAGTAGTTCTATTTTCTCTCTGCTAGCTGAATACAAGGAGGTAAGTGTTTCTAAATAAGCGCGTGCTGAAGTCCTAATATCTCTTAAACCTTCATATTGCATTCTAAAATCACGAAGAGAATCAACAAGACTTATCGCAGCGATATTCCTACTTCGGAAACGACCCGTAACAACATTGAAAACTCCCGGCATTGTTGATGCTTTATAATATTCTTCAAATTTTAGTTTCTCTGTTTTTAGCTGAGTTATAATACCGTCAAGCAATTCTTTGACACTATCTCTGTAGGAAATTTCAACAGAATATTGATATGTGCCAGCCAACTTTCTGTTATCAGAAATAGAAAAAAATCTTATTTGCTCACTTTGTAATGCAGTTAAATTTTTGAATATTAAAGGCTTTTCTATCGAAGCTAGATTACTGGATTGGATTTCTTTAACAACAATTTCGTTTTGTTTTATGTTAGAAAGAGCATCATCTATATCAATTCTTTTTGCCTTCAAGACTATCGAATCAATCACCGCAGCTTTATACATTCTATCTATAAAAGAATTAGATATAGAATTTTTAGTTTTCGATAATACGTTTCCGTAAACAGAATTCTTAATAAACATTTTACGGAAATCTATTGCGAAGCTAATAGATGCGTCTCGATCATTATTGATAGAACCATAAAGTTCAGATATACAAGAATTGTCATTAGCATCGATTAAGTTCTGTTCTATCTGAACCGGTTCAAATTCTGTTAATGACTGACCAAGTTCTTCTAATTGTATGTCCAAACTACTAATACTTTTTTTAACTTCTCTAAAGTCTTGTGCTTTAGTGTTGTTTACTTCGCTGTTGTCGATTATTGTTTCAGTAACAAATTTGCCAATATTACCAGTACCAAAAATAGGTTCGTTGGTGTCTATCAAATCGCCGAATAATTCTCTTAAATTATATGTTGTAGCAAAAATATAACTTAAGTGTTCGGCATCTTCTCTGAGTATTTGTTCCTCACCTGGAACGGCAGTAAAATTCGTATCAATAAAAATATCATAAGTTGTTGAACCGTCAGAATTGTCTGTTTTTTCTGCTAGTCCTTTTTTAACCAACTCTGTTATATTGTTTGTATTTTGACCATTATTAATAAGTGAGTTTAAATCAATTGTTTTTATTTTTATTTTATTTCGCTTTTGTGAAACAAAAGGCAAACTTCTTATTAATGAAACAGCATCGCCATTTTGTATGGTTATGCGGTTTTCAAGATTAGAGAAATACCGATTTAAATCATTAGTGAGTCGTTTATCTGCACTTTCAATAACAAAAATTTTAAGATATTTTAAGATTTGTGCGTCTTCTAGCCAAGACGAAACGTTGTCGTTTGTATAAGTTTCTCGTAAAACAAATTGAATATTAGTTAATAGCTTGTCATTTCTATCAGATTGTAAGATTACTCTTGACAATTCAGCATTTGGTATTAAATTGTTAATCAAGTCTTCATTATTCAACATTAGCACTTCTCCAAGAGATCTTCTGGTTTAACATCACTGGTTATTCTTGGATCTGTTAATGTTCCATAAAGTTCTGAACATTCTAGATCGAGTTGGTTTGTTGCAACCAAAGTTTGTTTTTCTTCAATTGTCAAGTTTTGACACAATACATTAGGATCTATTTCTTTATCTGCTTGTATGATAAAATATGTTTCAGCCATTTCGGCAGCATTTGGTTTGTAGTCGCTAATCTCTGCATCAGTATCTAACAACAAATTATCTACCACAGCTTCTTGCTTTTTATTAAAATAAAGCTGCTTCAACACTTCTACATTCTCACCTTTTACTAAAGTATTTTCCACTTCAAAAAGTTCAATCTCAAAATTTTCCTGCATCATAAGTGAGTTAATTTCTTGCAAATCAAGTAGTATGTAGTCTTCTTGAATTTGTAAAAAAGTATTATCTTTAAATCTAGATGTGAGATTATTTAGATCGCTGGTTGGTTTAAAACTAGTTTCTGTTTGTGTGTCAGTAGTATCTGCTGGCACATAAGCAATATCATCTACGTCCGTTGAAACAGCTATTTTATATTCAACATCTTTTAAAGTTAAACGAGGAATTCTAATGTTTGAATAAGAACCTGTAATAAATGTTATCGTATCAGATATTTCGCCTTTTCTTGAGCGTATATACCAAGCAGCTGTTTTTTGTTGGCCCAATTCTGAAGAAGCTAGTGGTAGATTTAACACTCGCTGTTTAACATTAAAAGGAACGTAAGTATCAGTAAAAGAGCCTAGTTTGTTAGACCTCACTTGTTCTTTTTGTTTTTTAATATCTTCTTCAGAACTTACAAAAGTATATTGTGTATGTGGTCTTGCAGACTGTTTAATTCTATCTTGTATTTCTCTTTGTAGTTCTTGTGGTTCTCCGGAATAACCAATATCATAAATAATGTCGTCGTCGAAGAACTCGTAATAAGCTGGCTTAAATTTACCCAAAGAAAGAAGATACTTACCGTGTTGGGTAAGTTCTATGTCTAGAACCTCTTCTTGCTTATTAAAAAATGTCATATCTTAATTACTACAAATCATTTAAATTTACCAGCAGTTTTTTGAGCTAAGTCCAGACTTACACCTTTGGTCGCTCTTTTTCTGGTTATTGGGTTCGTGTTTGTTGTTACCGGTGGTGTATTATCAACAACAGTAATTGCAGTTTGCAACGGGACTGTATTGCCGTTGACAATTGTCACAGCAGTTTGTAATGGCATTGGTTGACTTCCACTGTATTCCATAGTTATATCTACTTTTGCCAATTCAACAAGAGAGAAATAATCATAAGGCCAGTTATAACTATAATCTGGTGTTTGTGCTACTTCGCCATTTGCAAAATTAAATTTAAACCTGTTATCGTCTCCGATATTTTCAGTAATCGCAAAGTAATTCCATTCAGCCTTTTTCTTAACTTTAAAAATCATCCATCTTAGATTTTCTGGTGTTGTATAATTTCCTCCAAATAATTCGTGTGGTCCGAATTTGTGATCAATAACGACTTGATCTTCTTCGGCTTTATAGGCTATTTTCGGCATAACACCTTGCCAAATATCTGCCAAATCTTGTTGATCTAGTGTGTGTTTAAACTCAAAGAAATACATTACGAATGGATCGATATTGGTATATTTTGAAAAATTGAAATTAGGAGGAATAACATATTTATCCATAGCTATAATCATTTTTGCAATGGAATTATCATAGTCTTGTGACTGACCAAAGATAATAAGTGGCGAATTATTATCTATAGAATTTTTAAAATTCCTATAGATATTTTCGTTTATGGATATGAAATGATGACCATCAATAAAAGTTGTTACACCATCAATAGCTTTATCTACATAAGGTATAGCAACTATTGCTTCTGATATTTCTTTTGTATCTGCTAGTTGTCCAATCTTTGAAGATTGTGCCTTAAAGCCAACTTGATCTAATAAAGAGCCGGTTAGTTTAGGATTAGCAGGGTTTGTGAAGTTATTAAATCTACCACTATTTTGTAATGGAAAACTTTCTGCCATTTCAATTGTAATTCCTTTTGAACCGGTTGGAATTTTTCCATAACCACTCCACATACCACGACCATACCCACTAGAAACCCAGTAAGAGCCAGTATGAGCTACAAATTCTTGATCACTAAAATCTAATACCGGTGTTTCTAACTTTGGTGATATAGCCCAATATTGTGTTTGTGAATTTGGCGTTGCGTCTTGGCTTCTTGCAGTGCCATTCGTTTCAAAGGTTGGAACAGGATTAGCGCCTATTCCAAAAACTTCCATACAGTCTTGAATAGACATTTTATTAAGATAAGCTTCTGAAGCAGTATGCGCTGACTGTCCAAGTTCATTAAAAATATCAGTTAAACGAAGATCCTTAAATAATTCTCCAACTGTGTTGTATGACGCACTAGCAGCAGAAAGTTCAAATCTTAATATAGCTTCACCTTCAAAATAAGGAGGCGTGAATGGAGCATATGCAGGATCATTATGAACCACATAAGAAGGGGTAACTGTGCCAGACATTTTACTAACTGGCCAACCAAAATATCTACCATTAAAAGTCTTTTCGATGGCGTTATTGCCTGTAACATGAACTTCCGATCTATAAGCTTCCATCATTACAAGGTCGCTTGACTTTTTCATCCTAATATCAAGATAATATTTTTTGCCTATTTGAAATGGTTTCCAGTCTTTAAGTTCAGAACTTCTAAAAACATTTAAATGTTGATCTCTCTCGGCTGATTGCTGTTTCAAGAAGAAGGTTGGTATTTCTGCCAAGAAATTACTCATTGCCATACTGTAAGAAGGATCGATAATGGAATCCTTCTTCAAGAAAGCAAAAGGAACGGTGTTTTTCCAGTATCTTCCAACATCGCCAAAAAACTTGTCCGGTTTTGAATTGGCGTCTATCTTAATATTAAGTAATGTTTCTGAAACTGTTTGATTGAAGAGTTCTGTTACATCGTCAGCCGTATCATCATGATATATATTAAAGGAAGAAGTAAAGTTTGATTTAGCCGGTAGGAATGTTTCCGGAAATATTAATGTTTCAAAAGATGCTCGCGAGTTTATTGGAACAGCCAAATACGAGGCAGTGACACCTAGTGATGTAATATCTACCTGTTTTGATACTGAGTATTCGCCTCGTTGTCGTGGCAAAGTAGAATAGCTGGCAGTTACTGAAGGAAAATCTACAGATATTCCGCTTTTGATCGTATTGTATAAAATTCCTGGTGCAAAAAAATATGGATTTACTGTGTTTTTCACGAATAAATCAGAAGATTGTGTGACGTCTACTAACAACTGGGTAGAATTGTCGCCACTATTAAGTCGGAAAAAGCCTCCTCCAACATTTTGATCAAGAAAATCATTAAACAAATTAGCCAATTGTATAGTTCTTTCTTGAGGATAGAAACCATTATATGGTAATAGTTTTTTGATACCAGAAATAGTAAATTTAATACTTTCTGGTTTTGTGACCGGTCGATTATCACTTTCTAATTTTGTAACATAATCAGCAGTATCGGTAGTAACATACGAATTTATAAAGTTTTGATCATAAACTTGTAGCTGCGGTATTGCAGCACTTCTGTAGTTCTGGCCGATTCCATCAATCTCCAGGAAAGCTTTATTGGGAGATCTAAAATTTCCACCTTTGCTTGTAACATAATAAGGCATATTACTAGAAATACGGAATTCAGGTATTATAGAATGATCTTTTGCTGATGGCTTAATATCGTCAATATAATCTTCATATGTGTCGAACCACGACTTTTTATCTCCAAAAGATTCCGTGGCATATCTTAGACCCGAATCTAGAGTAGATAAAATTTGTCCCGTTGGTTTACTTGTATAAAAATCATAGTCACCTACCTCCTCTGATGGACTTGAGCTACCTCTCACTCTGGAACCGCTCTCAAATCCACCTAAAAATGCCAAGTAGTTTGTTCTTGGTTTTTTTGCCAATTCTATTATGCTAGATAAAGTTCCATATGATTCGGTTATTCCATTATCAAATTGTAACAGAACACTCATATCTGTTACTCTGGTCAGTTGACTTTTTATTGGATTAATGCTTGAAGTATAATAATAATCATAAAAAATCTCTCCATTCAATTCACCACTGCAACCATTATCTGTCATTAATGTAGCGATAATATTACCGTCAACAGCGGAACTAGGTAAGAATTCTAATATTGTTCGAACATCTCCGAGTTCATTTGTTTGGTTTGATGGATTATTATCAAACAATTTTATAGAATCTAAACGACTTTCCTTAAAATAATTATTATGTATAAGCTGATAGTAAATATACGGAGGAGTAGCAACCAATTCGGAATCCCAACCATAAGCAAAATCTTGTATATCCAAAGGAGTGCTTTGTGTTATAAGATAATTCATAGAATTATAAAAACCGGTTGAGCTACGTTTTCTATCTTCTAATCTGTCTCTCCAGAAAGCACGTTGGGTTCCTAATTGAATATCGAACCCATCGCGGCTTGCTGTTCCTGCTTGATTCAATATATACTGTGTTCTTCCGCGTGTTTCTGCCATATAGGCATTTATTTCGCGTGGGTAGAGTGTTTCACTGTATTTGTAATTTATCAAATCATTAAAAGGATTTTTTATATCGTTTTTACGATTTTGTGCAATATAATATTTTCTCAACAAGTCGTGCATTTGTTGAGAATTTTCGTTAATTCCAAGACGATCTAAAATTTCTGTATTTACAAAAGTTGAAAGATTATTTCCGTGAGTATAAGTAAAAACATAATTTTGATTATTAGCTTTTAACTGCAATGTTTGCTGGAGTGGCTTAAACTTGCTTGTAACCGGTGGTTCTGTATATTGTCTTACACTATCTGAATAGCGCGATGATAGCTGTGTGCCATTTATAACCTTTGAGTTGCTATCTTCGATTGAGACAACATTGTTTTCTCGTAGCTTACGCGCAACAGGATGCTCACCAGTGCGCAGTTGTTTCCAAGTTGAAAAACCATATGGTGTATTTACAATTTCACTGTAGGAAGCAGATAAAGAAGGATTTACAACAGTAAAAGTATTGTTTGTTATATTAATCGATTTTTTGTCTTTTATAAGACTGTTTAAACCAATGTTATCAACAGTAAATACGTTACTTGAGCCACTTCTTGTAAAACTAGAACTGTTAAATATAATCTCTTCGGAATCAGTTCCTATTCTTTGATATTCAAAAAAAGGTGAGGTCAACGAAGGCACATAAGAATCAGCTATCCACTTATATCTTAAATCTGTTCTTGGGATTGAATGTTGGATATGGAAGTTATCATAATCAGAAGCGGTTACAAATGTTGCGCCACTTAGTTCAACACCAAAACTAGTGTTTCTGTTTACTTTATGTGTGCTTACACCTTCGACACTTCCGCTACCAAATTGGGCGCTGTGTTGAGTTAGCTGAGAATTAAAAGCCTGACGGACTGAAATGTTTCTTGTTGTAAGAGAATTGTTTGGCGAATATTGTTCGCTTTCTCTATCTAATGCTCCGCGAGAACTTTCTTTTTTATCTCCAGGAGCACTAAATCTTTCTACGAAAACAGATTTATTTTTATTTGGCAAATCAGGTAAGGTATATTCCTCGACACCTTCAACAAATTTGGTTGTTAAAACGCCAGACGCAGTTAAATTGTTTTGTATTAAACTTTGGTTTATGTCTCTGCCAGATGTTTGAACTACTTCATAATTAAGTGAAAAGTTACCAAGCTTGCCATCTACAGTTGCAATGTTTTTTATGTTAAGTGGTCTTTTAGCTACTTCTTCTCTTGTCAAGACTGCTTTTGGTGCCATTTCATCAAAATGAGCTGGACCATAAACACGAATCTTATTAGACGAGCCGCTAATTAAAAAGGCTTCTGGCCTGTTTGACGCATCATCAGTGCCGTCGTTTAAATTAACATGTCTGTGTTGATTGCCACCGACCCAAGTTTCTGTGAATGGTCCTTGCATTGGAGAATCTTGCAAAGCAGCATAATGATCTGTATGCTGATCAGCAACTTCTATATTACGTCCAACTGATGTAGTTAGTTCTGCATTATAGCCAGTATTTACAGAGGAACTTATGATCCGGAAAGGAAGCTTTCCACGATAGTTAAAATCAGACATTTACTAACCTCTTATTTGTTATCATCATTGCAGTCTATATCATCAGGAACAGCCAATGGTATATCGATCTCTAAATACTCACCAGAACCAAATTTTGTTATTGTTTTGATTATATCATATTCTTTAGGTGATTTATTTATTATCACAACTGCATCAATGTTTAAGTCATAAACGGTTGTAAAATTACGCTCATACGTTGATTTTAATGCTGCAAATATTTTTTCTCTATCAGTTTCTTTTTCTTCACGCTCTTTCCACCACAAACAATTGTTGTTTTCTTGCAACGGTATTGGTGCGTGGCCAAACTTCCAGTTATATTTAAGTTCGTTAATTGTTCTTATGGCAGCAACAGGCTCCTTGCCTTTAAATTCAATTGTAGGAAGTTTGTGCCTATATTTGTTTCTTTCCAGTATGTGACTTTCAACGACATTTGAAGCAACAGTAGTTGTCGACAAAGAAGCCGGTATTAGTTCCATAATTATTCTGGCTACGGATTCGTCTATCCATTTATAGAAGTCCACGAATTTCTCAAAATCTGGCGTGTTACTAACATTCTTAAAAAAGAGGGTTCTTAAGAAATTTAAATCGCGATAACTTGCTTCATATCTATCCGTTGGCTTACCAATCAGATTATTGAACTGAGTTATGGTTCCCATCCATCTTAGCATTTCTTCAGAAATGTTTTGATACATACTTTTCTCAACGGAGAAATAATGATTTACCGGAGTTTGATCTCTTATATAAGTTTCATCATCACGCTGTAAAATATTTACCAAATCATCATTGTTTAATATTTCTGGTAGTCTTCTTCTTGCATTCGGTATATACTCGGTGGAAACAACATCAGTATTGTTTCTTAAAAAGAAGTCAGCTCTGGCTGGGTGATTTTGTCTGCCAATTTCTGATAGCACCGGATAATCTGTTAATTGTTGTTGTGAACCAGAAGACATATCAACGATATTAAAGCCTGCATCGTTTAGATTCAATACTAGTGTTCCAGCACCGTTATCTGAACCAGTTACAAGTTCGAAATTCCAATGTAAAATAAGAGAATCCGCTTGCGGAACAGTTAATCCTTGCGCACTAACATCCAAATAATTTTCAACATTTTTCTGGTAGTATTCTGGACCATGACTTGTCATGTCTTTCGCGTGCATATCCAATACAGTATCTGGCAGGTAATTTAGCCAAAATCTTGCTGCGCCTATCTGAACATCGGAAAGTTGTTCTTGGCCATCTAAGCCATCGACTGTGGAACCAGTAAAGTTTTCATGATGTGCGCCAAGATAAATCTTTTTCGGAGATGTGAAATATTGTTCTGCAGTAGTGAGGTCTACAGTGCCAGAAACACTAAAACTATTTTGTAGAATATCCATAGTGGTATTTAAGCCACCGAACTCTACAATATAATTGCCCGTAGAAGCGCCTAAAACGCCACCAGCTAGTGGATAGTTTTCATGCCTTATTCTGTATGAGAAAAGCCATTTTTGATCAGTGTAGACGTCTTTAAACAGCGAAGAAGTTAATACAACGTTCAAATAAGAAGAAGATAACATAAAGTAAACATCATCTGATTCTTTTTCTGGTCTGATTGAGAAAACTTGTAAGTTTGCACGATCAGGACTTGTCCAAGTGAATTTGTCAGTAGTTATATCTGGTTCGTGCATACCGAACAACGAACTGGTTAAGAATGATGTTTCAAAATAGAAATCTTCGTTTGTTTTGAATTTTCTTGGAAAGATAATTTCTGTTTCAAGAGTATTACCAAAATATCTTGAAGCTATATCTCCTTTTATAAATTCAGAACTGTTTGTATCGCCAGATTGAGTAACTTGATAGACTGTCCCTTCAAATCTGTCAGGATCGTTAAAGTCTACGTATTTTCGTTTTTGAGAAGTGAATTCGTATCTATCTTCAAAAATGAATTTTTGATCATTAGCGTATAAATTAAGTTTAACCAATTCCGTATCAACACCGAAGCATCTTAAGAGATTGCGAATTGATTTTTCTGTGCCTTTGGAACGATAGATATACAATAAGTTATTATATATGTTCTGATATATCGTATTTTTAATATGATCGATCTTTTGTTCAAAAACATCTTTTTCATTTCTTGATAAAAAGATTTCCAAAGCAGTTGAATCAGAAAATAGTTCTACTGTGCTAAGACCGTGTGATTCAACCAAGCGTTTTGCAAATGGTAATGGATTTTTATTTTTATATGTGTGATCTTTTAGCCCTGGCAAAGATTGAATATAAAAATACAATTCATCAAAAAACTCAGAAGATATTTGTGTAAGCTCAGACAGTGTGCTGCCATTTTTTTCATCTTCTTCTAGGATCCAACTTGCATAAGAATTGTAGATAGAGGAGTTGTTTAACTGATCATAAGAAATAGTCTTTTTTTCTAAACTATCTATCAAAGCTAATACTTGCGGGTGATTTTGATAAATAATAGGATCGGCTGGCTCTTCTTGAGTAAAACCACTTTCTATTAAAGCTGAACCGGTTTCACGGGCACCCAATGAATATCCTGTCCAAGTAGCATTAGAAATACGACCAGAATAATCTATTATATTTTTATCGTAATTGTTTATAGAACCAGTATCAAAAATACCTTCGTTAAATTTAAAATACACGCCAAGATCTGTATTGGCATCGTCAGTATTTGTTCCACCATATATTTCTGTAAAATAATATCTTGATATCTCTTTATCTACTCTCTTTATTTTCCAGAAACGAAATTCATCAATAGAACCAGAAAGTTTTCCCCATCCCAAAGAAGGGCCACCAGCATATTCTTCGGTTATCAAAGAACCAATAGTAGCCATCATTGGGCCTTCAACCTGAGAAACACTAGAACCAGTTATAGCTTCTGACGTTAATACACCGTCTTGGAATAGCTGGAATAATACTTCAGAACCAGTGTTTATCGCTGCGATACCAAAGTGATGCCAACTTTGATCAATAAAACTTGATGCACTCAATTCAACTTCTGTTGCTCCAAAAGAGCCAGAGTTAAATGAGATATAAAATTTATTTTCTTCACCAACAATTCCAGGGTGAGTTTCTATTTTAAATCTTCCATATTCTGAGGAAGTTAGGGAAGAGCTATTCCACAAATCAAATACACATTGTTTTGAAGAACCGCTTGTGTCATTCTTTCTAAGATAGAATTCTACCGTGACTCCACTGTCGCCATCTAGATTTAAATTACTAGCTCTTTTGTAAGCATCATTATAATAATTTGACTTACCAAATAAGCTTTTTGCTGTATCTGTTTCGCTATAAGTGTTTGGACCACCTTTAATAAGAATATATTCTGGTTTGTCAGTTAGTGTATATGAGGAAGTGCTTGATACAATATTACCATAATTTAAGCCAAGATTTATATATCCGGTATTTGTTGGATATAGTTCATTTAACACATAGTTCGTTAATAAAGAAGCACTATTCTGCCACTCTACTTTTTCATTTTTTGAACCATCATATGGGTATGTTTTATAAATTAATCTGACTGCATCTTCATAATATTTTGATGCAGAGCCAAACTTTGCAAAGCTCTTTGGATTTGAAAAATCAACATCTGGTTTGAACTTGTCTTTTTCTATTTTTAAGCTGTCTAAAAGCTTGTCAGATTCTATGACCTTTCCGACAGTTTCGGAATCAGTTGATGATAGAACTTTACCAGAACTTTTACCAAAGAGCGATTTAATCGACATTTTTTATTCCTCAACACGGAATTTAAATAATTCACGCTGTTCTGTTTCTAATCCAAATTCTTTAAACATAAGTTTTATACCATACGTATAGCTTGGTTCAAAAATTGACATATCTAAATCAAAGTAGTTGCCAATGTCGTCATATGACAGTCTAGTAAATTCAATTGCACTGTCTCCATATGGTATTATAGTTAAGCTATCAACAATACGATAGATTTTATAATAAGCAAGACGAACAGTGTGATTTTCTGCATTTGATTTTGCAATAGTGTATATTGTTGGATCCCAGTTTCTATCTCTAACGTATACATTAAAACGTGCTTGTTCTTTATTAGAATATACAGTTTTTAAATTTGTAATATTAATTGAATAATCTGTAACTTGGAAGTCACTCTCATCATCACCGTCGCCAGTCTTAACATCAAAAGCACTACCGGTATAATAATAAATATTATTGCCATCGTGCCACACATCAAACAAAATCTGAGCATCTGTGTCTACCACTATCTCTGCTTCATAAATACCTTTTCGGATTCTGGTGGCTTCAATAAAACCCAAGTTAGAGTTATTGTTTAATGGGATTGGTAAGCCAGCTGGTCCAAGTGTCCCGGAATATATGCTACAAAAAAGTGAACTAGTGAGATTACCGCCAATATCTGACAATATGCCACGGTGGCGATTGTATAAATACAGTCTATTGATATTATCTTCTGGTGGTGCTAGTGAACTACTTTTATAAAAAGAATTTCTGTCGTCGCGTATAGATTCATCATATCTGGCTTCAATCCAAGGACGCTTAAAGAAGAATTGACTATCTCTTGCAAAAAACTTTTTGTTATAATATGAGCGTTCTTCTACTTCTAAAGTATCTGGAAGCTTAACTATTAAACCATTCGAAGCTGTGGAGCCTGTCAACCAGCTTTCCACAATTGCCGTGATATCAACTTCAAGATCTTCAGTGCCACGTTCAAAATATTGTGAAACCTGTGAAGAAGTTATAAAATCAGCACCTTGAGATACCCAACTAGAAGTTATAGAAGAAGATAGCCAATTAGCTGTATCCAAATCGCTATATCCCTCCATATCTAATCCTCTTCCTTCTTCCCAGGAACCAGAAATAGGATGGACAACAAGATTAAACTTTCTTGGCGTGGTGCCGCCGTGTTCTGCGTTGCTCAATTTTAACATAAATTGAACACTACCGCTGGCTGGGATTTTCAATTGACTTCTGTCTGCAGAAATTTCTGATATTGGGAAATCAACTAGAATTCTTGCTGTTTCTAAAGAACTTGTATTGGCCTGTGCAAAAATAGAAAAAACTTCTAATATATCTGATTCGCCCATATTAGATTTGACTGCTCTTGTACTAAGATTGGCCATAAAGGCATCTGTGATCGTAGTATCTTTGTTGGCATTATATCTTTTAATACTCATTACAACACAACTCCTTTAATATCTGTTGATGGAAATTTTAATTCAAGAACAACATTGTCTGGAACATTAAGATATCTGCCATCATGCGATTGATATTTGTCCATATCGTAATACATGTTCGAATATAAACCGCCGTATTTATTATATACTTTAACCTTAACAACATCTACTACTCCTTTAACTTCTTTGATAATTTTAAATATATCATTATAGTATAAAGGTTCTCCCAAATCTCTCACTCTAGTAAAATCAGTAACAAGAGCATTCTTACAAGCATTTAAAACATCATATTTATTTGTTTCTAAATCGCCAATTACTGTGAAATCAATACCAAAATTAACTACTTTGGCATCCAGTATATCGATAGTATCATTAATCATACGATTTTTGTTTAACCATATTTTTATATTTTGCTTTACAACCGCATTTGTATTTACAAGGTATCCGTCTTCATCGAGCGAAATAACATATAAATTTAAGTTTCTTTTAAAAGAATTTTGATCTCTTACAATATTGGCTCTTTTCACTCTGCCATATTCTGGTGGCATTTTATATATTAATGCTGTGTAGTCTTCTTTGGTTACTGCTCTACTTTGTGCAGCATAAGAAGTGCCCGCTATTGTTTTTAATTCATTTGATGTTCGAAGTTTCACGTCGCCGACGATTGGTTCATCATTAGTGACTTCGATAGACTTTTTAATTTGATTTTTGACTGCCGGATCTAATGCAGCTGGATTTGGAAATTCAAAAGTAGCAGCGACAACTCTGCTTAAACCACCCGCTGAAGCATTAACGTTAGTGGAAGTGTTGGTTCTCGCTGTTACTATAAGTTTTGTATTTACAGGAACAACACCAAACTTATCGGTTTCGATCAAGTTTGTTGGATCAAATGAATCGCCAGAAATATAATTTTTACCATATACACTCAAAGCTACAGTGGAAGGATCAGCAATACTTTCTTTATTTTTATCTCCAGTATCTTGTCCTTGGCCGAATTGTAAATAATAACTTGCTTGTATTTTATCAAGCACAAATCTTCTTGGCACCGTGAAAGGACGCAAGTATGCAGTATTACTGCTGACCTGATTAGAGCCTGCTCTGTTTATGATAGGCTTATATATTACATCTTGTGTTAAATAATCTACCTGGAAATATTCGTTGCCTTCTTGATCTTCAACTTTAATAACTTCAGCTAGATTAGAAATTGGTAATCTTATCTTTTTAAATCTTTCGAATTCACCAACTTGTAATATGGATTGTTCAAAAACGCCAGAAATTACTTTACCATATGCTTTAACAGCATAAAACGTTGGCAATCCTGTTTGAGCATTTGTTCTGGCTACAACCGTTTCGTTATTAGATGAGTTAAAAAACACATCTTCATTCAATATAAATTGATTATTAGTTGATGTGGAGAAAAGACTTCCTTTTTTTAAAATAGGTAAATAAGTGGTATCTGGTCCCAAACCAGATTGAGAAGCTGGAATCAAAAGAAAGAAGGTTGCTATACCCTGTGAAGTAGGAGCCTCAATTTCTTTAAAGCCCATCTGTCTTGCGAGTTTTTCGACATTATAAAATTCATTTGCAGTATCTAAAAAACTTTCATTTGCCTGATAATCAAGATAAAAAGAAAGAACGTCGCCGACGTAAGAAACAGTATCTAACATCAGAGAACCAAATCCTGCTTCATTAAAATCCTTGAAGGACTCAGGATAGTATCTTTTTGCGTGCTGAACTAGAGATTGTTTTATGCTAGCATAATCTCTGGCTGAATAGTTGATTGGTACGTTTTTCTTTGGCATTCTAATAAACCTCGACTATTAAATAGTTGTTTTAACTTCTTATCAAACCGCTACTAACCAAATCAAAATTTAGTCGTAACAAATCTGTTGTTCTAGATGGTATGATCGTATAAGATATAGTAATACCAAGAAAGTTTGAATTTTCTTCTGATGTTGAAAATAAAACTTGATCAACACTTATGAACGGCATATATTTTTTTACTTGCGCGTTAATAATGCTTCTGATTGTAGATGTTAGCGTGTTAGTTCTATTCTCAAATAAAAATCTTTTTATACCAGCACCAAAATCAGGATCCATTATCCTTTCACCAGGCGATGTTAATAAAAGATTAGTAAGATTTTGTCTAACTAAGTCTTCGGTCTTTTTTATTAAAATGTAATCACTATCGTCTGTATCAATTTGGAATGGAAAAGAAGGTGTTAAGCCAGTATGCATAATACAATAAATATACTTCCAAAGTATTTTTGTTTTATTCTTCTTGACTATTATCTTGACAAGTTATTACTCCTGGTTGTATTGGTTCTTGTGATGCCGTCGAAGCAGTTCTTGGAATTGAAGCCTTGAACTGTGGAGTCTCAAGAATCAATGGTTCTAAAGCCAAAAATAATGGACCAAATGGCATCGCAATATTATAAGATGTTAACCCAGGACTGAATATAGGAAATGGTGCTAATGACAGCGAAGCAACAGAGTAAGGAATATTAATTTTTTCTCCAGGAAAAATAACAGTTGAAGGTCGTATATCAAAAGAAGAAATATCTTCTTGATCAACACTATCATCAACCGGCTTGTCTGAGACAATATCCCATGGGACGCCAGATTTTCCATTTCCTTGCATAGTAACAGTTTTTCCGTTAACTTTTTTTATCTTACCATTTTCAACATCTGCTACAATTGTTAATTCATTTATTGGCATACCTTGTGAAGATGGCGTTGGATTTGTTATTACTTCCAACTCTCCACTTTCTAATAACTTATAATATCCGTCATAAGCCACACCACTTTCTTCTGACGTGATCGTCTTTGTTTCAGTAGAGCCCTGTATTTTTACAACTTCTCCAGCTTGGACTCTTCTGTATTTTGGTTGTATAAAACCCATCTTTCCAGCTAATACGATTTTATCTGCTAAAAAGATATTTGGGTCGACAGTCGTAGCTAGACCTTTCAGTATACCAATTGGTATCGTTGTGGCTGCTTTCAAAAGATCTACTGACGATGGTCCTTCTGTCGTTGCCTTCTTTTGTTTTTCATAGCCACTGTTATTTGTTCGATTTTTAAAATTTCCACTGTTCTTCTGAAGTGTGAAATTATTTTTTATTACTTGTTTTGTTCCGTCTAAAAGTTTAATCACTGGTTCATTGGCCATACCAATCAGATTATTAAACAAAGCAAAATTAGGACCAAGTTGTAGTGGTAAACAAAAATTTACCATCAAATCGAATATTGGATTATTTTTCAATCGTTGTTCGGCAATAGACTTTAGAAGTACCAACTCTCTATTGACATAACCTGCTGAATAGGGGTTGTTATTAGCAACAGGATTTAAAGTAATGTCTCCAGCAACAATTTGCGAACTTTTGATAATCTCGGTATTGTCAAAATCATACATTTTTTCTGGTAATTCAATCTCTTCACTTATTACCGGTATTATTTGTATTGTCGTGTTATCAGAAAGCAACCTTGAATTTGGATATTGCGACAAGTATGGAGCAGGAAGTGGAATCTCATCATAGGTTTGAAGTAGTCCTCTTTTTTCCTGTGTGTTACGATCAAAAGTATTAAGAGTTTGTTGATCTACAAACACTGCTAATGCGCTATCAAGAATTAGACCGTTATAAAAACCTTTGTTAACTATAAACTCGGTATTGTTGTGGTTTGGTATTTTTACAGATTTTATAATACTCATTCTGATGCCGTATTTAGGAGCAGAATTAAACCAGAAACCTTTTCTCAAATCTTCTCTATCTTTTTTAAATAGATAAGTCCTTTCTGGCTTGTTACCGGTCAACGGATCGTATTCAATTTCAGAAACAATGCTTTTCATAATTTCTTCGAAGTTATCCAAATTAACAATGCCATTGGCTTGCGATGTTCTAATCGCGTCTTGATAACGCTTGAAGTCTACAGGTATATCACTTGGTAATTTTTTAAAATCTAATCGAACATATTCTTCAATTATAATTCTACAGTCACCCAATCCTATTGATAAAGATCTTCCAGAAATATCAGAAAGTCCAATATTGCTCGTAAAATTTAACTCAGGTGAATATCCACTAGTAGTAATTGTTCTTATAATTGCCGTTTCTTCGGTGCCTCCCAATGGTTCCGCTCCTTCGTGAGAAACATATGCAGCTGGCGGGAGAGTTGCTTCTACTGTTGCAGTGAACTCTTCTTGTTTCCAGAAATTAGAATATGGTTTTACTTTTGGAAGCGAATTGAAAAAAGTGTTCCTTCTTGAAGTATCATCCAATAAAGTATTTATTGGAGGTTGTATATCATATAAGGCTGCTATTGTGTCTGGGGTAGCGATAGCCGTAATGGCTTGTTGAAGAGGAAGAGAACTTGGTCTAACATTTTGTTTTTGTCTATACGTATCAACGCTCTTTTTGATCATATCTAATACCGAAGAAATATGATATTTTATTAAACTACGAAGTTTATTAGAGCCGTTATCTTGTTGCGGTATTAAAGGTTCTTGTTCGTTTTTATAAAGCTCGTATAACCGTTCTATTTGAGGACCAAAATCATCAGCCAATTTAAAATTCTTTATATCCATTTTCACTCTATTTTCGAAAAATGAATAGATTGTTTCTGGTAAGCTAAAGCTATCGATAGTATAGCCGTATTGATCAAAGATAAATAAGCCTTTGAAGATATTGTGGATGACCGATGTTCTAATAAAGATATCTGCCAAGCCGGTCATTATTTTCTCTGATACGTGACCAGGTTTGCCATCTGAATATCTTGTGTTTATTCTTGAATTTGTATTAACGATATTTTCCGGAGTTGTTGAATTGATTTGTTCTTTTATTCTTTTTATTACATTTTGTGTTTGTAATAAATGAACATCTATACATCTCGCTTTTTCATCTGCCGTTGGTAGAGGCGAAAAATCAATCAGATTAAGAAAAACACTACTTGGACTATTTGACTGCTCAGAACCTTTAACTTCTTTTAGAAGTTTAGAGTCAAGTTTTACCAATAAGCCGTTTTCAACTAGTCTTTTATAGATATTAGATATTTCTTCTTTTCTGAGTTTGTCTGATTCCGATTGCGTTTTATTTAAATAACCACCAATCTGCGTCAAAGGATAACGCATTAAACCATAAAATACGCCCTGTCTAGAACCAGTTAATTCTGATGGTATTCCTCCGACTTGTTGTATTTCTTGCTTTATGAATTGGTTTTGTTCGTTTAATGTGCCAGAAAAAACAATCTTTTCTGCGAAATTTACCGGATAAGATGTAGTAGTGGTTGTAATCTGTCCAGAGGTTCGAATTTGGAAAGAAAAGGTGTTGTTATTTTCTGCGTATTTAAAAACCCATTTAGGTTTAGTTTCTTTTATAGAATTAACAAATTCATCTTCTGTAGAAGTGAAAAGACTTGTATCATTTGCACTAGCTAAATTACCAGCTGCTTCAACCTGCAAGTTGGGATATCCTGATCCTGTTACAAATACAGACATATCAACTGGCAGATTTATATTATTAATTCGTCCCGTCAAATTTAAAGGTTGTTGACCAAAAGTTATAGAATAGTTTTCAAAAGCTTTGTTAAACAGCTCTCCCGTTTTATCTTTATGAACTACTTTTGGATAATATTCTCCTTTTCCGTCTTCAGCGTCTGATGCTGTCGTCCTAGTAATATTTTGTATTTTTATGAACTCATCATTTTTTACTCTTGGCGGGTTGAGTTCTTTGAATCCATATAGTGAAGGTGTTGGAGGTTTATTTATAAATTCATAAATATTATCAGGTTGTGCAACTGGAGCTGCCGTTGCTTTCGGATAAGCTTCAATTTCGTTATCGAAAGATATTTTAATTTGATCAAATATATTAGATAAAGTATTACCAATAATATTATCTATTTCTTCTATTTGCTTACCATCTGGTGTTTTATTAACTGCCAATGCAGAGGCATTAGTCATAAGCTCTGCAGGAACGATTTTCTTTGCTAATGAATTTACCAGTTTATTGGCACGATTACGATCATCTTCAATGAGATCATCCATTAACTTGTTTGACATATCGCGTGGCAAAGTTTGATCGATCAACGCTTTTCTAAAATCATAGATTGAAGCAAAAGGCAAACAGACGTTTGGATCTACCATCGTTTGTTTAACTGCTGGACTAGAAGATAGTATTTGTAATCTTGGACCAATACTATCAAGACCGGTTAATTTACCAAAAGAGGCAAACAGTATTGCGTGTCTATCAGGATACTTCAATATTGAATGCAAAAGAGGAAATCTAATCCTGGAAATGCTATCGATTGTCAGCTTTACTTCTTGACTTGCGTTTGCTGTTACCAAATCAATAGCTTCAGATGGTGAAAGTAGTGAAAAACATGTTTTTACATAATCTTTTATTTCTTCTGAAAGGCTTTTTTGTGGAACCAGCATTGATGCAGTCCCTTCTCTTTCATTTAAAGTTACAAGAGCGTTTAAAATATGTCTGTTTTTGTTTCTTATTTTAACTCTACTAAATACATCATTTGGTTCGGTTTGAGCTACTAATGCCTGAGTTGTTGCAGAAGATACCGTGCCAGTGTATGAACCCGGCACAGAGCTACTGGATAAGAGATTGACGATGGAATCATCCGATATTCTCTGTAGTGAAGTATTGCCGTCTTCTACAGACAAGTGAAATTGTCCGATTTCTTTTAAGAAATCCTTTTGATCTTGTGAAGTCGACAATCTGGTAGCATCAAAGATTAATTCGGCTTTTGGTGGAGAAACTGTAAATCCTTGCAAGCCAACGCCACCGGTTGTATAGTTAGATGCTCTTACAATACCACCGAAAGCATCTACATTAGTTATTGTAGAGCCAACTAAACCAGGATTATTAGTTAATCCCAAACCAAGACTGCCAGTCGTTGATATAGAACCTAATAAACCATTTGATAGTTTTGTTTCAAACTTTATTATTTTTTCTAAATAACCTGTGCTTTGTGTTAAGAAGTTATCTACATTATCTTTTAATATTCCACTGGTATTTGAAAAATCAAAGTCTCCACCAAACATTGAAGCAATATCACCATAAAGTCCAGTAGGTGCCTCGATATTAGAGTTGATAATTCCAGCGATAAGACCATCAAGAGCATCACAGCCAACTAATTCGTCGAGAACTTGACTTATCATGCTCAATAAAGAATCGAGTATCAATTGCAACATCAGTGCATCAAAGTCAATTTTGAAGTTGAATTGCCAATCAAATATGTTGAAACTTGGAAATTTAAAATTGAATAAAGCTTTTATCAGAGCAATGATTGCTTCAATATCAATTTTACATAATGCTTCTAAATCGATAAAAAGATTGATACCATCTAAGACAGCCTTGGCTTGACCAGCAGGATCTAATTGTGGCTGGCCAGCAGCTGCTAATCTAGCGTTCTCATCTTCAATCTTTTGTCTAACAGTTAAAGAAATAGCTTCTATTATCTTTTTTTGATGAGGAAAAGCTATTTGCAATCTTTGTTCAAAATTGTCAACAGTCAAATCTCTTAGAATCTGATCACAAGGAATTTGTGGCATTACGCACTTAATCGCTTCATCCACAATACAAGCAATATTAAAACGTTCAAGAAAATCGGTAAAAAGCTTTCCTAATTTATCAATATCTTTTATGCCTTCAAAAAGAGCTATTTCACTCGTAGTATCTGGGCAAAGTCTTGTGAGTTGTATGAATTCTTTTTTATCATCTTCGTACTTTCTTTTTGAAGACGGATCGACAGTTGCATTAAAGCCAGCCAAAGCAATTTGTATATCATACAAATTCATACTAGCTCTTAGCAAGCCAATTCTAACTTTTGTTTCTTGCGTACATCCTTTTGCTATTGGCGGTCTTGGCGCAACAACTATCTCTTGTTCGGGATGAATATAAGCGTTTAAAAAATCTTCTACTAATACTTTAGAACTTAAAACTTCTATATCGAATCCAAATATAGAAAAACCATCTCCAAAATTAGAAAGTGCTGTTTCTTTACCACGACACAAAAGTAATTCTGCAGGAATTGGGCTATTAATCTGCTCATTAACAATTTTATCGATATTAAACAATAAAGACAAAGTAGCTGGTGAAATTCCAAAAAGCGTTGTTTCAATAGTTGTTAACACTGCCATTGAACGCGAATAAGTCTTATTGGTTAAATAAAGATAATCTATCTTATTATAAACAAGTACCTGCCTCAAAGAAGCATCAGAAAATTTTCTGGCATCGTAAACGGTGGGACTTCCAACTGTTGATGCTGTATTGGCAGAATAATCCGTTGGTGCCGGAAGTATTCTCATCGTTATAAATTCGTAATCAGTAACTGATATTTTTTCAGGATCTGATGCTACTATGGGCTTTATTAGATTTGAAGCTTTTATAGCTGTATCAAGTTGAGTCAGAAAAGGCAAGAGTCCTGCGATCTCGTAAGATATATTATAATCTTTTACTTGTTTTCCGCTAGCAGCTAACTGTTTATTATAGAACTCAAATAACTTTGTTAACTGCGCAATATAGCTAGGTAATTTGGCGATTTCAATTGTGATTTCTGTCTGTAAAGGAAAAATCAAATCGACACTATTTTTTATTGTTAGATCTCTGTTGATCGGTGTTATTTCTTGTGCCATTTTTTACCTAATTTAAGCTATGATATTTGCTGTTTATATAGTATACACCAGATGGTTTTAAGTGACTATTTTTATAAGCAATAAGTTCCATTCTAAGCAGTTTTATATCTGCAATAGTGTATTGCATCAAATTTACAGCAGCTACTGTACTTGCAGAAAGAGCTTCTTCTGAAGGAAGCACCGGTACTCCGAAATATTCATTTACAAGATTTCTATGCTTATGAAACGCCATGTCGTATACATAATCAATCACCAACATACCTGCTGTACTAACAATTGCACTGAGTTTGTCAACTTTTTCCACTAGTTGATCAAGCGCAAAAGCGGTATTTATTCCTTTTGGTATCGGCTGCATACCGCCAGATTCGATTTCAAAGATTTGCATTTCTGCCGTGTCTTCAATTACCATAAGTCTTTTGCCATCTTCTAGATTACCGGCGATTAAATCGATCCCACAAAGCGTATTAATTGTACCACCTTGTGAATTTTTCTGATCTGTTCCAACGATAAGCTTGAGATTTTCTCTAGCTACTATTCTAACTGCATCAGCTTTCAAAGCGATACCAGAACGAGCCACAGAAAGTCCACCCTTACCCTCTGGAATTCCAAAAGATGCGTCAATATCTGTTTTTTGACTTATATATAATCTAGCTGCGTCTGTTGTAAAATCTGGATACGCATAATCTTTTTTAATATCAAATTTAGGATCAGCACTTTTTCTGCCAACGGCAATATCGATAGAAGCACACCCGGTATTACCGTCTAAACCATAACCCGTATTAAACCCAGTTCTATCTCTTCCTAAAACAATTGTTGAATCGTGTTTGCCATTTATTACAGTTTCAAAATTGGTGACTTTTAATTTGGGACTTATTTCAGCAACATCATCTCCATTAACGCCAAGTATACCAGATGTTCTATCTAAATCGTTATAGTTTTGCTGAAGAACATCAGTAATTTTATTTTTATCAATTTTAAGTTTTGAATTTCCGGGAGCAGTGTTTGACATATTTATCTTTCCTTTATCTTTCCTAGTCTTATAGCAAGTTCAACATCAAAGTCATAGTGCCACAATTCTTTGAATTTATAACCGGTCCATCTAAAGGCAAATTTCTCCGAATTCATTGAAAGCCATTTTGCAACAGGTCCAAAGTCTCCATTTTTTTCCTTTTCAAAAACATTTCTTGCATAATTTGAAGTACTTCTATCTGTTGTTGTAAAAAAATTAATAAATTTACGATTTTCTGTTGCATAGGTATTTAAATCAGCTGCTGTACCAGCTGTATGTACTGATGTTCCTGGTGGTCTTACCTTATCTGGATTTCCAACTGGTGTTTTATTGGGATTTGTATTTTTCAGATAATCCTGATACATACATCTTTGCAAATTTATACTTCTATAACCGCTCGTAACTCCCATAACGTTTCCAGTTTCTTTTTTGTAGGCATTGCGCATTTCTTCAAAAACATGTATATATTTTTTTGGAAACAGAACAACACCAAGCCCCTGATTGTCACCCACAATTGCCATATCCACCATTTCATAACCACCTGCAGGTGGTGGACCTCCTGTAGTTACAGGGAAAGAACCTGCTTGTCTTTGCTTGGCTCTTTCGGCCTGACATTCCGCACTAGTTGAAGTCGGTGTTGGATTTTGTGAGTTTTGTACTGGAACAGGACTGCCATCGTTTGGTGCCGTAGTAGTATTACCAAGTCCGAGAGCATTTTTAGCTCTATCAAATAAGGTTTGTTCTTTTGATTGTTTTCCTGGTGGAATTCCGGCTGTGGAAATTTCTTTTAAACCAAAATATTTTGGTCCAGTTCTTGTAGCTCTATTTTCATAGTCAACTAAAACGAAATCACCTGGATTTGGCTTATCGGTTATTTTAGAGTTAATAGCGATAAAGTCATCATGAAGAAGTTCTAGTTCATTCGAAGATATGTCACCGGAACCATCTAAAAATTGAATTTTTTCGTTTGGATGAGGACACCTATCTAGTTCTACAATTCTGGCTTTTACTATTAGAATGTCTTGTCCTGTTTTCGTAGCAGTGCTGTCAGTAATACTGTAAGGTAACGGAACACGTTCAGATTTAATGGCTATAGCTACCAATGGTCCTGGTATCTCAGTTAGAACATTTGGATTTATATGATCTTCTTTTTGTCTTCTTTCTAATTCCGAATTACTAATCGGATTTCTTTTTCTTCTTAGAAAGGAGTTTAGATCACCAAAGGCTATATCTTCTGGATTTGTCGGTATGCTCATATTACCCTCAAGAATCGATTACTAGTAATTACAGCTGCCAGCAAATATTTCAAAAGGTTTTTTATTCTTCTTCTTTGGTACTCTCTATCTCGTCATAAATAGAGCTTTTTTCTTTGTCATCCAAATCACCATAATCACTCTTAATTGATTTTTTTAGGATATCGGTAATTTTTACTAACTGTTCATTAGAGCGTTGTAGAGTCTCAAGATATTTGGCAGCAGTCAATCCAACTTCACGGTGCCGTTCTTGGCTTTGACCAATATATTGCGCAATATCTTTAAGAAGACTATCAGCTTTTTTTCTATCTTCTCTTATATTATCTATTGCTTCTTCTAGATATTTTTGAATTTTATTTTCGCTCATAGTATGTCAGTTTCCCAACCAAGCTTGAACTCTTTATACTTATCCTTGATCCTATTCAAACTAGAAGCAATTTGTTTTGTGTTTAGATTGGTTATCTCGCGAATATAAAGATAAATTGCTTTTTTGTTAAAAATCTCGATTTTGTCTGGATTTTCAAGAAGAATCTTGACGGCTTGTAATACTCTGTCGTCATTCTGCTTCATCTCGTCAACTTCCCAAACTTTAATCTCTTGCCATAAAGCAGTCCAGAACTCTGCACCTTCTCTATCAGTATCATAAGTATTGTGGATAAGAAGAGCGTCTTGTTCACTTTCTTTTTTAATGTCATCGATATAAACTTCACGCTTTGCTTGCTGTGAATTTCTTTTTACTTTATGAATAAACCAGTTTTTGGTTATAACAGAAAAATAACTAAAAGCCTTTGAGCCTTTTAATGGATCGAACTTGTCAAGAATAGTGGTTAACCAAACTTTGCATTCATTTTTCAAATCATCGATATTGGGCAGACTTATAAACTTATAAGTAAAAACAATCTTATCTACCATCTCATTAAACACTGGTCCAATAAATCGTATATATAAATCTTGTCTTACTTTTGGATCGCGTGTTTGCGCATACTGCACAATGGCATCTTCGTGAACTTTAGAAAAATAAATCTTTCCTTGTGTAGCTCTTACTTGTTGAGTTGTTTTCTTATTTGCGTTTTGGATTTGGCTTGAATTCGAATCGTTTTGGTTCAAGGGGTTCTTCTTCGGTCGTGGCATCTATTTCTCCGCTAACAACCATATAATCTTGTTTTAATTCAGAATATGCTTGTGTAATAAATTTTGTGTGTTGTATCAAGGCTTCAAGAGTAGTGTCACCATAAAACAAATCTAGTTCATAAATTTGCTTTAAGTGCTGACCGAATTCATCCATTTGCATATCGAATATTTCAAATGTTTCTTCAACAGTAACAAACCTTTTTACCATTTTAACAGCATACCACCCAAATACACAATTTGAGATAAAGGAAAGTAGCAGTAAAAGTGATAAGATAATAATCATTTTGTATAATCCTGTCTTTTGACACTTCTTGATTGTTCTTTTAAAGCTTCTTTTGTTTCTTCAATATAATTTTTCACTAGTCGACCAGAGTTATCTTTTTCTGAAACAGTGATTGAAGCACTAAGAAGCTTTTTAAGACAGTTTACTTTCCCACACTTTTCACAATCTGTTAAGCGAGTTGACATGTCGTGAAAAGTATCAAATTGTTGTTCGCAGCATTTACACCTATATGTATAGACTGGCATCAATCTTCTTGTTCTGAATTTTGTTGTTCTGGATCGTCTAGTGAGAACGAAGGTGGGTTTTTAACGAATAGTTCGTTGTTAAAACTCTCCCAATCTAACTCTTCCAATACTGGAACAATGTCTGTTTGTTCCAAAAGGCTCTTTTGTAGAGCCATCATAAGTGAACCAAGTGCTTGTTTTGATAGTTTCATTTTTTTAAATTCCTTATTTCTTTCTAATAACAGAAGTAATACTATCTGTATTTAAACCAGGTACCCTGTGGAATATTTTAATATATGCCGCCTCGTCGATAACGTGGTCTATTTCTTCAATACTAACACCATTTTTTAAAAAGTTATATGGCGTAACTGGAGAATTAATATAATATCCGATAAAAGATGTGTGTAGATCCTCTAGAAGATAGAAACCGCTATTTTTTAATTTTGTCCACAATAACTCTAGAGATTTGTTTTGATGAGAAGTCATGTGACTGCCGTCATCGATTATGATATCAAAGAAATTATCTTGGAATAGTTTTGTCAATTCTCGATCTTCTTGAGAAATTTTATAATATTCAAACCTTTCGTGTTTAAAATCAACATCTATTATATCAATACAATATACTTTGGCATTTGGAAAATATTCAAGCCAAGCTCTAATCGAATCTCCTTTAAAATATCCTATTTCCAACAATGAAATTTTTTGTTGCCGCAGGTGTTGTATATTGGATTCGTAAAAATCCATATATTTATGATGAAAAGCTTTATCTGTATTGTATTTTAGGCCAATTTCCTGAAGGCTTGGCAAGCCATCGCTATTATTCTTCGACAACTTTTTTACATAAATTCCTAGATAAGATTGTATGTGTAAAATTTCCAAAAAATCGCCATATCTGTCTGCCATTATTGTTTCTGTTAAATCATCTTGAATATGAATTTCGTGTATATTTTCTTCTGTTATACCTTGCTGATATTGATAAGGGACTTGTATCAACAATTTAGTTTTTTCTGATTCGTGCATCTTTTGCAATAATTTTTTCGAATCTTCAACAGTAAGATGTTCCAATACGTCTCCCATTATAACTAAATCATAATCTTGAAAATTATCAAAATCCATTATATTTTGAATAAAAACCGTTTTGTATTTTTCTCTTAGTTGAAATCTGTCGACATATGGCTCAAAAATTTCAACACAATCTAAATTTGGGTAGTCCTCTTTTAGCATTTCATAATTTGCTCCGGCACCTGGACCAACATCCAATATTCTAGCTGTTTTCGGAATAACCTCTAGAACATAATTTTTTAATATTTTCTCCGTCTGTCTATCGCTATATGGCACATCAAACTCCTATTTCTTTTATTATTGTTTTTACTTTATTAAATCCATATGGTATCTTTATTTTATCGATAAGCTTTAATGGTACAAGTAAACCAGTATGCAACCTAACCAGTTCATCTTCTTTTGTGAAGTTATCGAATTCTTTAATTATTTTATCCAAAAACCATTCGTATGAATGTCTGGCTGTAGAATTTAAAAGCTTAGATTTCGGATCTTCTCTTATCCAGGTGTAATGATGCATCATAAGCTCTTCATTAGAAAATATTTTAAAATTGTTTGTTGGGCCAGACTTTCTAGTTTTATCTACTAAAACTGGATACTGCAGACTATGCCCGAATGTAGTAGTACCTTTTACTAGTTTATGTATAAATGGAACATAAAGATGACCATCGGGCTCTATCTGTAAATTTTCAAATTTATAATAATCCACAATACCACAACAAGCACTATCATAATCGTTTTCTAAAATTTTGCTTTTGGCGGCGGCGAATTGTTTAATATCATACATTTCATCACAATCTACGTGCAAAAAATGTGTACACCCTTTTTCCAAGGCTATCTTGACACCTGTGACTCTTTTTGAAAGTTCATTCTGGTGTGGTTGATGAAAAAGATTTGTGTCATATTTAACAACAACATCTATTGTTTTAATAGTTTTGAGAAAACTTAAAATATCTATTTTATGATTAAAACCAAAATTGCTGACTTCTTGATAGATTACTATTACCAGGTCTACTTCACTTCTAATACTGTTAATGCTTTTTTCAAGCATTTCTTCGCAATCAAAAACATTATAAACTGCAGCTAATTTCATAAGACAATTTTTCCTATTTTGTCATTCCATATTTTTGCAAACAAAAAATGATCGCTAATCATTTGCGCATCATTCTTCTTCTCGTTTCCAGTATTAAATGTTAAAGACTCATCATGCCAGAAAAATATGTCTTTTCCGTAGTACATAACATTATCACCATTTTCGTTGGCTCTTAAGCATAAATCAACATCTTGGAAATTTTTAGATAATGAAGGATTTAATCCTCCGTTTTTTATAAACCATTCCAGCTCAATTAGCTGAAGTGCTCCTGTGACAAATGTGTCCCCTTTGTCGCAATTAACTAAAGCACTGCTTGATTGTGAAAATCTTTTATAATGCATTGGACTAAGATTAAGTGGAGTTCCAGGAAAATGTGCCCAAGAGGCACCTCCAAATTGGACAGTTCCTCTCCATTTGCCATCTTTCATTTCAGGAAAATGCTGCTTTATGTTGTGACTGTCTTCTATATTTCCATTAAAAGATTTTAATGGGTATAATAATTTAGTTCCAGATATTTTTGATTTATCATGTCTATGTTTTGCAATCAATGTTTCTAGATATTCTTTTTTTTCTATCCATAGATCGTTGTTCCATAGTAGTATCTCTTTACTATTTTTTTTATATACTACATAAGCAGCTATATTGCATAACATAGAAAAGTTAAAGCCTTTCTGATTGTCGCATCTTAAATAAGAAATATCTTTTTTGTCATCTAATATTTGTGAATATTCATCTGTTGAACGATCATCTACTATCATAATGTTGCATATTTTTTGTATAGAATGATGTATCAAGTTATTCAAAGTAAATTCTAGCAGTTTAATACCATTTCTGCTGGGTATTATAATTGTTGGCAACGTTGCATCGAATTGTTCTGATAGTTTTAGTCTGCACTTATATTCTACATTAATAACAGCAAAAGAAGATTTATTATGTTTTTCTCCTTGATATAGGATTTCTTTTTGATTGAATGAAAAATTGTCTATAAGCGGTTTGTCTTCTAGAAAAAGAGTACATTTAAAGAAATCATCTGTATTTGTCATTTTTGCCTTTAATGAAAACAGTATCGTTTTCGAACATCATTTTTGCTAACTGCTTGAAACCAACTTTTCGTTTCCAGCCTAAATCTGTTTCAGCTTTTGCTGGATCTGCTAGGAGGAAAGCAACATCATGAGGGCGATAAAGTGCTTCTGTTGAAACCATTTGCGCGTTTATATCCAAACCTGCTAATGAAAATACTTCTTCAACAAATTCTTTAACAGTATGTGTTTCGCCAGTGCCAATTACATAATCTGTTGGTTCTTTGTTTTGCAACATTAACCACATTGCCTCAACATAATCTCCAGCAAAGCCCCAATCGCGTCTTGTGTCAATACGACCTAATTCTAACTTATCTTGTTTACCAGCTACAATATTGGCTGCTGCTTTTGTGATCTTACGAGTTACGAAATGTTCACCACGACGCGGTGATTCATGATTAAAAAGAATACCAGAACAAGCAAATATATCATATGATTTACGATATGTAGCAGTCAAATTGTGTGCAAATACTTTTGCACAAGCATATGGAGAAATAGGCGAAAACAATGCTTGTTCATTTTGTGGTCCAGGCGTATCACCATACATCTCAGAAGTAGATGCTTGGTAGAAACGAATATTCTTATCTAAACATCTGATTGTTTCTAGGATATTTAATGGCCCAATAGCATCGATATGAGCAGTGCTCATTGGAGAACGATATGATTCGCCAACGTGAGATTGAGCAGCAAGATTATATATCTCATCCGGTCGTTGTTTATCGATAATTCTCCACATAGCAGAAGCATCGGTTATATCTCCTGTTTCAAGTGAAAAGTCTGGATTTGATAAATTGTGTTGTATATTAGCCAATTTACCGCTATCATTAGAAGCTGTATATCTCAAAAGACCAACAACTCTATAATCTTTTGATAAGAGAAAGTCAGCAAGATAAGAGCCATCTTGTCCATTGACTCCGGTTATTAATGCTACTTTTTGTTTCTTCATAACGTGATTATTTCACTTTCTTGTAAATTGTTATCCAAAGAGCCGCCCCAAACACTTTCAGCAAATTGCTTTAATACAGTTTCTTCTGTGAATGTTTTAACAACGTGCTCTTGAAGTTTTCTAGCATTAGCTATTTGTGGTGGGAGATTCTTTACCATTTCTCTCATAGCTTCTTTGGCAGAACTTTGTTTCACAAAAGCCCATTTAGAATCTGCTTGTATAACGCCATTCCAAACGGCTTCTGCTTGAACCGGTTTTAACTCAAAATCAATTTTAACACAATGAGATTTCATTCTGATTTTTCCTGAGTCCTTGTCTTTCTTTGGGGCTTTTAGGAAATCAGTTTGACCACTCCAAAACGGAGCTGCGATTGGCAATCCAGCAGCAGCTGCTTCAAACATTGGTATACCAAAGCCTTCACCATGTGTTGTGCTTACAAAGGCTTTTATTTTTGGATGCACATAAAGACCAGCCATTTCTTCGTCACTCATATTACCGTGGATAAGATGAACTTTACATTTTCTATCATGTGGAAGAGTTGACAGTAGATTTTTCAATCTTAGTTCTGTTAATGTTCTATCCATAATGCAATTCTTGACAGAGTTTGTTTTAAGCACCAAACCAACTTCTTCGTTCTTGAATTCTTCCACGAAGGCACGAACAGTTGATTCTAGATTTTTTCTTGGTCCCCATTGAGCTACCGCTAGAAAATTGAACTCACAGGACAAGCCCAAGTCCAATATGGCGGGCGTTAGCTTCTTAACCGGGAATCCGACCACATCGATTGGCTTGGTGTTTTTAAACTCAACCTGCTGATTGGTTGCTTGATTTACGGCTTGATAAACAGTATCATTGAAAACTTGTTTTGAATGTTCTGATATAACGATCAGTTTGTCCATCAACAAAGCTTTTTCAATCCACTGTGGCGAAACTTTTGTTGTTTCTATACCAGCTGTATAGCCAATATTCACAGGAGCCATTTTTTCGAATTCATTCGGTATGCTTATTTGAATTGAAATATCAAAATGTTCTTTTGCTTGGATTCTTGCTTGTGATTGAACTACAAGTGAGTTAATCCAACCTGATTCTTCGTTGTCATCCGATATATTGCCGGTTCTTCCCCAATTAGTGCAAAGTAATACAACGTCAAAATGCTCTGGGTATTTCCTTAGTGATTGGAGGGCTAAACGAGCCATCTCACCATAACCACTACGACTTAAAGCTGGTCCTCTTACAATAACTTTCTTTTTCATCTTTTCTCCAATCAAAGTGTTTTCAAAACCCAACGATCATATTTTCTATTTTGCCAGACGCCGGGTTGAACCGCTTCTTGTATTAGTTCATCCCATTTTGGTAATAGAATATCTGGATTGTAATTATCTAGAAGATGTTGCCGACCTTTTCTGCCAAGTTCTGCTCGTTCTTCTTTGCTCATATGGAACATTTTCACCAAAGCATCAACAAAATCTTCTTTTGATATGCGATCTTCGTAGATATATGGCACTTGTTGAGAGCCTATAACGGCTTTAGAGGCTGGTTTGATACCAACTCCGAAATACTCCTGACCGTTGAAAACTTGTTCTTGTAATCCGCCAGTCATATTTGCAATTACTGGTGTTTCACAAGCTAATGATTCCATACAGCTTAATCCAAAACCTTCAGCGTCTGATATACAAGTCGTAACATCTGCTGCATTATACATTGCAACCATTTCTGGTGGTGGTGAACGGTTCTTAGAGAATTTTACTTCACCATTAGTCAAACCAAGTTCGGCTATAATAGCTTCTAGATCTTGTCCGTGACCATCTTTTGGATCTGTATGCATTAGTAGGCAAGCCTTATCGTGCCCAACAATATCTAGGAAGTCTTTAAACCACCAAACAACTGAACCAGACATTTTACGACGAGCATTTCTTGAATTCCAAAATACCAAGAATTTATCACCAAAGAACTGTTTGCGAATACGATCAATTTCTGGTTGTGGTAGCTTACTAAACAGTTTCATATCTACGCTATGTGGTAGATAAACTGATTTAACATCAGGTGAAACTTTTTTAACAATATCGTCAGTTAACTTAGAGATTGTTGCGATTACATCGTTTGAATCATAAAAAGGTTTATTAAACTTAGGATAAGGATAGTTGTCCCAAACGTGATAATAAATCATTGGGATCTTGCTGCGTATTTCATCTTCCATGTCCCAAAGCCAATCATAAAAACGTGGATCAGTCATAAACCAAAGAGCATCTGGTTTGTGATCTCTCATCACAGCACGAATCAGTTCTGGTGTTCCATATCCATCAACAGGAATTAAAAGTAAATCTTCACCATAAATATCAAATTTTTGTGGACGATAATCATTGTGCTTTACGGCACCACCCAAACAAACAAATTCATATTTACCAGTCTTGTGAAGGTAATCGACCATTTGCTTGGTTTGTAAACCAACGCCAGATGGACTTAATACATGATCACTTATGATCAATATTTTCGTTTTTTTCATTTATTCTTATTCCTTATGGACAATATATTGTCTTGTGAAATTCACACTTAGTGCAAGAGAGTTTATTCTTAATAAAGTTCTCTTTTTCTACGTTTTTAACACAATTATCAAGAAGTTTAAGAGCATTTTCTACTTTTTTTGGTCCACTTGTTACACGGTAAATCTCGACCTTATCTTTACTAGCTGTGCGCTTTAAAAGACCAAAGTAGGTTTCTACCATCGCTGGATCTAACTTGTGTTTTTGACAAAAGAAATGCTTGTAATAAGTCAACTGATATGTTGTTTCTTTGCTCGTTTTCTTTTCAATGTCCCATCCCCAAGAGCAGGTTTTCCAGTCCACAATATGATATTTGCCATCGGGGGTCTTAAAGACAGAATCAATAAAACCGTAAAAATCAAAGTTTGGATTCCCATCAATACCTTGCCTAATTTCTTCTTCAGCTGAAACAATTGTATATTCTCCTAGAACATTTTTGATTTCTGGTATAATCAGTTCAACAAGATCTTCACCTTGTTTTTTCATATCTTCTACCAGTTTTAGATCAACTTTAATGTTACTGTCTGTTAATTTTTGAATTTCTTCTTGAAAGGATTTGAGAAAATGCTTTTTTAGATCGATTTCTTCACTGTCGTCCTTCAAGCCACCGAATTGAGAACGCTTCATTTCAAGAAGCAAAGATTGTTCTACAGTATCGTGGACAGCTGTGCCAAAGGTGCTAAATTCATTACCTTGAAAAAGACGCACTTTGTCAACTCTTGTAATCTTATACTTATTAGGACAAAAAACCCAGTCTTTCCAAGCAGAATACGAAACATAATTTAAACTCATTTAAACCTCTTGTAGATCGAGGGTTGGTCCTTGCGGAAACCTTCTGCCACAGCTTACCACGGATCGTGCGAGGATTAAACAGGTTTCTCCGAGAACAGCGTTATTTTTCCGAACAGGGCGGGGCTTATTTTTGAAACTTCTTCAGGACTTTTGAGGAAGTAGTTTTCAAAACCGTTAGCAAAATATTCTCGTAATGAGGTTGCTGCGTATGGTGATACAAAGATCCCACCGACCAAAGTGTGTAGTTTATCATAGCCGATATTTTTATAAAGATATAAGTCAAATTTTTCTTCATATTCTGGATTTAAGAAATGTTCTTTAGATAAATCAGTGAATCCGTAAGCTGTTAATATTTCATACATTTTAAGACGCTTCGCAAGAAACTCTTTCTTTATTATACCATCTTCGTAGATATCACTATAATAAGTCTCTTCGCAACCGTGAGCCAATTCATGAATAAGGTTTTTGCAAAAGTCTTGCTCGTTTTCTTGTTCGTTAGTTATGTAAATCATACTATCATAGTATAAAGCATCAACTTGGCGTTTTTTGAGAAAAGAAAAATCACCAACACTTATCGTGTTGGTGGTATTCAATATTGTTAATGGTAATGTTTTTAAGGTTTTTATTATATTATTAATGTCAACGTTGCCAGTAAAAGATTTTTTAACAAGAAGAACCATATTACCAATACGATATTCTTGGATAGGGTTCTTATTTTTTAAAACATACTTACTGGCTTTTGACATTTCATTGTTCTTCTGTTGTTTGTTGCTCTTGTGTTGGTGGTTGCGCATTAAACTTCTCAACATCATCTAGAGCTTGCTGATATCCTCTGAGGAAATTTTCTTCTGCCACCAACATAACGAATTCTGGGAATTCTTCGGCTATAACAGTTACAATCATATGTGCCGTAATATTTTCGTCTTCTGGTTGAAGTTTATTACCAACATATTCCACTAACATTTGCTTTAGTGGTCCTTCTGGGAATATTCTTTTATTCAGTATTGGATTTTCTTGTATTTCTTCTGTCATTTTTGTTCCTTTTTTATAATCACAATACCTTGGCAGCTAGTGTAGCGACTGCAGAGCGTTCGCCCTTTTGTAAGCTTACATGACCAGCCAAAGTAGTATCCTTAAACTTTTCAACAGCATAAGCCAAACCATTACTAATGTCGTTGACATAAATATTGTCGATTTGTTCGATATCACCGGTCAACACAATCTTGGTGCCTTCACCAACACGGGTAACAATTGTTTTCAGTTCGTGTGCTGAAAGGTTTTGTGCTTCGTCAATAATCATATATGCTTTTGCAATTGAACGACCACGAATATAAGTAAGAGCCTCAATTTCGATTGTGCCTTTATCCATATAATCTTGGAGCATTACTTTATCGTTTCCTAGCAAGAACTGTAGATTGTCTTGAATGGGTATCAACCAAGGCATCATCTTCTCTTCTAGAGTGCCTGGCAGGAAGCCTATATCGCGTCCTAATGGCTGAACGGGTCGTGAGACTATCAAGCGGGTGTAACTGTTCTTCTCAAGCAACTGAGCCAATCCTGCAGCGATTGCTGTTAATGTTTTACCAGAACCAGCTTTACCAACAAGAGTAACGATTGGCACATTTGGATCCATTAGCAAGTCCATAGCAAAGGACTGTTCGCGGTTTCTAGATTCAACTCCAAAAACAGATTTAGCTTTGCCTTTATAATCGTTAACTTTCTTAAGTGGTAGATCTTTGTTTAAGAATCTCGCTATTACTGTTTTATTTGCATTTGTATTTGATACAAGAGTAATAAATTGATTTGGGAATAGTTTTGATGATCGTTTTTCATCTAGCAATAAACCAGCTGAACTGTAAAGATCATCGATCATACTATCATCTACAACCATCTCACAGATACCACTATAAAGTTCGCTAGAGTCGTTTAGAACTTGGTTAGCATCATAGGATTCAGAGCCTAATCCGATGGCATCACAAATAACACGCATATTAACATCGCGTGAAACAACAACAACTTTTTTATCTAATTGCTTTTGCGCAAGAGAAAAAGCCGTAGCCATAATGATATGATCTGGGACTGTTAGATCCAGATCTTTTGGAAAGCTGGATTCTTCAAAAGCGGCAGAGAATAATAATCCTTTACCTTTTTGAATCCTAACACCTTGTTGTAAACAGCCGACTTCTCTTAGGCCATCCAATATCTTAATTGAATTTCTTGCATTCTGCCCAACAGAATCTTGACGACCTTTGTGTTTATCTAATTCTTCAAGAACTTTGAGAGGTAGAACAATATCGTCTTTGCCAAATGCGTAAATGGCATTTGCGCTAGTTAAAAGAACACTTGTATCGAGGACATAAATTTTTTTCATATTTTACCTTTATTTTTTAGAACACTATTTATTTTATGGTCATAAAAAAACAGTTCAACTTATTGGCGGTTTTGTTTTTGTGTCTTTTATCACTAAACTGTGTTTCACGCACCAGCTGTGAAGGATTAGGTGGAATAAAAGATTCTGTATTAAGTATTACTCATCAGCATAATCAAACTTTACTTCCTTATGATTCGTTTGTTAAGATAGTAAAAGAAATCACTGATAAAGATGGTAATCCTTATATGACCACTTCGGCTTCCGGAGTGGTCGTTTCGCATAATGATAGTGAAACAATAATTTTATCTGCAAGACATTTTTGTTTGGATTCTACAGATCGTTTAGAAATACCAGAAGATATACAACCAATTAAAGTAGCTAGTTTTGTTATAGATGTTAACAAACAAATTCATACTGTAAAGAAAATGGTTGTTGACAAGACCTATGATATATGCGCTATCACAATAGCAAAAATAGAGCAACAGGCGGTAGTTATATCGCCTGTTGCCCCAAGAAGAGGAGAGAAAGTTTTTAATATCGCCGCACCGCTTGGTATAACGGATGGAAAAGCAGTTCTTTTATTTGAAGGTTATTATGCAGGTATTACAGATGCATCTACGGTTAATAATAAAACTGCTTTATATTCTATACCAATCAAAAGCGGAAGTTCTGGCTCTGCTATCTTAAATGAACACGGCGAACTAGTTGGGATCGTGTATGCTGGTGTCAAGGACTTTGAGCACATATGTCTATCAATACCATTTGAAGAAATGGCTTTATTTCTTAAAGCTTTGAATATCATAGAAGAGATGCCAATAATTGTAGAATGATTTACCTGCCAAGACTGAGAATTTGTTTGGTGGCTTCATATAAGAAAATATTACAAGCCTGACTTGTATTGAGACAGTGCCCTATTCCTGGCATATCAATAAAAACTTTAGAACTATTCTGCAGAACTTCTACTGGGATTCCAGTTTGTTCGTGACCAACCACAATACAAATTTTCTTGTAGTCTTTTAAAACATCTGCAAAATTATACTGATGTATTGAAAGAGCTTCTGGATCCAATTCTGCACTAATAATCTTAATAAGATTTTGTTTACAATATTGTATAAATTCATTTGGATTACTAAATTGATTAATCTGAATATAATCTTGCAAAGTGCCAGAACGGGTAGATAGTATTTTACGATTTGGCACTGAACCTATTACATTTACTGCAGCTGCTCCAAAACAAGCTGCACTACGCAAAACAAAAGCTACATTAACTTCTTCTTTAAAGTTAACAGTGCAAACTTCAATTGGTAGCTTGTTTGAAGTTTGTTTTTTATTATCATAGCGTTCTCGACGAGTTTCGTTCCTAAAAGTCGCAGACATATTTAACCTCATATGGTTGGGGAACTAGGATTTGAACCTAGATAAACGAAATCAAAATCCGTTGTCCTGCCGTTAGACGATTCCCCAAAAAGGAACCCGGCATTTAACCGGGTTCAGTAATATTAGATTTTGTTATCTGAATCAGCGAACTCGATAAACAGTTACTTGATGGCGAGTGTTCTGATTAATTTCAGTTCGTTCAGTTCGACGAAGAAAGCCTTCAACAATTAGATCTCGAAAAGCTTTTGTTACAAATCCTCCACGTTCTGATCCTTCAAAATGAAGGCGCATTACATTAGAAACATCTGCAGCTGATACTACACCATTCTCACGACCGCGTGAACGGATTTCGGACTTAAGATAGGTTAGTGCGCGATTGAGTGACATTTTGTTTTCCTTAGTAAATAACTTTTTTAGAGAAAGTTTAAACTCTGGTGGGCGCGGTGGGATTCGAACCCACACTGTATTGATTTTAAGTCAACTGTCTCCTGACCAATTGGACTACGCGCCCTTATTTAGCAATTTTTTTAATCTGTTAACATTTGCAGAACCTGCTAGTCCTAATTGTTTTAATGCTTTATCACATTTTTTATGCTTATTGTATGAATCTATCAAATCTTGATCACAAATTTTAGTTCTGCCTGTATTTTTTTTCCCACAATATGTTTCTGTTTGTGAATGACAGTTAGGACATAACCATCTTAAATTTTCTAATCTATGATCGTTTCTAATTCCATTTATGTGATCTATGTGAAATGCTAGCTTTGTATTATTCCAAATTGGAGACATACAACATGTATTACATTTATATTCTAATAAGTTATTTTTTAATATTAAGCTTCTAATGTGACTACGAGAAACTTCGCTATTTTCTACAAACATTTCTTCTAATTTTCTCTTCTTTGAAACTCGCTCATCAGTCAAAATTGTTTTTCCTTTTGACCATAATTGCCCAGTCCAATGAGAAAAATCAATATTCAAATCTTTTAAATCTTTTCTTAATCTTGTACCGTTTCCGGATTTATCAGCCATCCCCATTTTTCTACAAGCCTCGGAGGCACTTTGACTATTTTCAACTATATTTTTAATTTCTTCTAACGAATATTTGTTTATTTTCTTTTTTTTCATAAAGGTTTACGCTCCAACAATATATAGTATGTAAACCTTTATTTAACAAAAAAAGTATTTATACCGTTCCACCATTAGGGCAAAAATATTCAATGAACTAGCGTTAGCTGTTCTATTTCTCTTTCAAGCTCTTCGATCATCTTACCACGATCTTCGCAGTCTGTCAAGAGTTCTTCATTTGATTTTGTAAGAACAGAAATTTCTTGCTTGAGCTGATCATTTTCATTAAAAAGTTTTAGATAATTAATAACAATACTTTTGATGCTTTTCTCAACATCAGGCATTGATTTAATAAATCTATTAATTTGTAGAATAGTATTTTTTGTAATCATTTTTATTTAGTGCCGAAGGGGGGAATCGAACCCCCACTCCCTTGCGGGAACCGGTTTTTGAAACCGACACGTCTACCAGTTCCATCACTTCGGCGTGTGCCCCATCTTAGCACAGGGCTTCTAACTTGTCAAGGGCAGATCATTCGTCAGAGTCGGTGTCGTCGGTGTAGTCATCCCACTCTGCCGTTGCACGACGGGAAAAACCATAATCCACCCAATCGCTTAGTAATTTAAACCATTCGTGTGAATTTCTATTTTGAAAAGTTCCTTCGTTAACACTTTCTTCAAACCCAACCAAATCTTCTTGAAGCATTTCTAGAAAAGTTTGTATATCTATCTTTTTCATTTAGCTACTGACCATCCTTGATTTTTAAAATATGAAACTCGTTCGGTAAACCATTGTGCATCTGGTATCTTTGTTCTTTTTTCTAGACCTTTGCTCTCTGGGATTCCAAAAAACATTATGTCATTTAATCCAGCCATTGCAACAGTGCGCACTTTAAATACTAAACCACTGTCAGGAATTTCCATTCCATGTTGTGGAATAAAAGCTGCTTGAACATACTTTCTTAATTTAATTGTTAAGTCTTCTGTGTGACTTAGGTTACGGACTTCTAATGTTAATTCTATTTGATGTTTCTGTGTCATATACCCTATCTATCTCTGTTGTTTATCATTTTTTTCTGTGATTGTAAAGTATCACCAGATATCATAATCAGTTACGTCTAATTCTTTATTAGTCAAAGAATGTTTTATTTTGCAGATTGTTCCAATTGAAGTTGGAATAAAAATGTATTGTATACCGCCAGAAATAGCACCACAATAAGGGTGTTTTCCTCCACAAGTCAGATCTTCAAACTCTTGTTCAGACATTAAAAGCTTTTGACTTTCAAGAGCAATTTTATCTTGTTGCTTAAGCCATAAATCAATTTTGATTTGCTGCTCTTTGGTTATTTCAAACATACTACTCCACTTGATACTGACATTGTTCAACTTGAATTCCACGCTTGCGCAATATATCTAAACCCTGCTGTGAGCGATAGTTAGCACAAAAAGTTACTTTTTGTATTCTTGCATTTATAATCAATCTTGCACATACAGCACAAGGTGCGTGAGTTACATATATTTTTCTTGGTCTTGGATCACTATAGTTCATTTTTGCAATTGCATTCATTTCTGAATGAATAAAATTAGTGCAACCAGGCTCTAGACTGTCTGGTTTGTTGTCTCCACCTTTTTCATCACCATTATAACCTATAGCTAGCACAGTTTCGTTATCATCTGTTACAATAACACTGCCAACTTTAAGTCGTGGGTCGTTTGATCTAGTGGCGATATCATAAGCTAGACGCATCCAGATATCATCCCAAAATAGTTTAATACTACGCATTGCCTTTTTTCTGTGTAACGGCGCCGAGTTCTTCGCTAATCATATTTAAAACATATTCTTCTGAACCTGTTTTTGTTCCTTCTATTGCAGAAGTTGAAAATCCATTTTTTCTTAGTCTATATTCAAAATAACTAGTCACTGTCAGTAAAGCAGAATATGCCGACAACATACTATAAGAATCTTGTTCATCAATATTGTAAGAAACTGCTTCTGATATATCGGCGATACTTCTTTGAATCATATCTGCCAATCTTAGCGCTTCTTCGTATTCTTTATCATCATAATTTGACATTTATACTACCTCTAATATAAATATCTATTTATTTAAATATTTATCTTGATAGCACTCATCGCAAAGCTTTTCTTCTTGAAGAGTAAAGTTAGTCCAATTGTTTAAACAACAATCACACATTTTAACCGGATTAATTGACTTTCTTAACATTTTAAAGATTATTTTGGCGTCTTCGACAGTATCTTGTTTGATAAGCTCAATATGCTCTTTGCTAGAACCTTCATAAGCATCACGAAAAGTTTCGCTTTCCATTTTTTTATCAAGCCAGCGTTGTGATGCATTCTTTTTTTTAGTCATATAAATATCCTAATGTTTGTTTTTAAATGGCGCCCGGTGAGAGAGTCGAACACTCCTAGTCGGCTTAGAAGACCAACGCCTGAATCCGTCAGACCGGGCATATTATCTATTTTCCTAGCAAACGATATATATCAACAAATCCAGAACACTGTCCTATAGTCAAACACAGTATTAACAAAGTAGCTACAGCGCCGAACTGTCTAAAAAATTCTTTTGTTGCGCCTGCCCAATTATCACTGCTCATTTTGTTTTTTCTTTTCTTTTTGAATGGAATGATTTTCGAGTTTAATACGATGTTGCTGAAACAATACTATAAGTCGATTTAAATCGTCTTGGTTGATGGTTACAACATCCCAATGTCCAAACCTGCACTCATATCCAAAAAGATATTTAACGGCGGTTATAAACCGTTTAAACACGCTTCTATACTGGTTTAGTTGCAGCGTTAAGAACAAGTCTGGTGGAAAATCCGGATCCCAAGCATCTTCAGAAGTAACACGAAAAATATGTTCTGCACTTTGGCAGTCACAATCAAAATGTGACACTTGATCAAAATTTGTCATTATAAAACGCCTTTAAACAAACAACCGGTGATTTAAAGAAATCACCAAGCTTTCGTTTGGTGATCCCATCATAGCGCCGGTTGTTCCGAATGTCAAGCCGTTACTTGTTTTTTTGTTTTTTTCTTGCTTGTTTTTTCTTCAAGAGCCTCGACCACTGGTTGTTCTGGCTTTCTACTTTTAACAACAAAC